GTCACAGCTCCCAGACGAATGTAAGAAATGAAAATAATTTTTTATTTAAGAAAATAGAAAGTTTAGAAGATATATCTAAACAAGCAGTAAAGTTGTAGTTGAGTTAGCCTATATATAAATAAATAGTGAGGTAACGACGTGGCTATATTTACAAACACAACAAACCCAACACCGTTTAGCATCTATGATAATGAATCTGAATTTCAACTTGATGCTGACAATATTGTTACTTTTGTTAAAAGAAAACTAGGTGATGATGTATTATCTGTTGAATTAACTAAGAAACAAATATGGGGAAACTTTGAAGATGCTACATTAGAGTATAGCTCAATTCTAAATCAATATCAGGCAAAGTCTCAACTAGTTAACTTTTTAGGTTTTGCCACTGGTAGCGTAATGAGTGGTAGCGAAGAAAAGTTTATTAGAGAAAATTTAGAATTTTTAAATAGATCTGCAGAACCATATGCAATGGAAGCAGGTATCGGGGGGTCATATGATTCTATATCTGGTTCTATAGCATTAACAGGTAGTAGACAAGATTATGATATATACACAGAACTCAAAGATAGTTCTGGCAATTTACTTTTTGACAATACAAAAGGCAAATTAAAAATTGATGAAGTGTTTCATTTTAACTCAGCAGCTGCATATAGATTTTTTGATACAACTTCTGCAATAAACTACTTAAATAATGAATTTTCTTTTGAATCATTTACACCTGAAACAGTATTCTACATACTTCCTGTATACGAAGATTTGTTACGTGGTGGGCAGTTAGATTTATCAAACAGAGTTAGACGTTCTAATTTTTCTTATAAAATTATGGGGACAAACTTTAGGATATATCCAATCCCAACAACTGATTCGCAACTCTTTCTTAGAATTAGACAATATCCAGATCCAACACAACCTTCATATCAAGATGATACAATTTATGGTGTCTCGAATATGAACAATCTGCCTTTTGGAAATGTACGATACAATCGTATTAATAGTATAGGTCGCCAGTGGATTAGAAGTTACACTCTTGCTATTTCAATGGAACAGTTAGGTTATATAAGGGGTAAGTTTGGAAGTATCCCTGTGCCCAATTCTGAAGTCACTCTGAACAGCGCTGATCTTATAAGCAATGGAAGGACAGACAGAGACGCATTAAAAGATAAACTTCGTGAGTTATTAGACTCAATGACATATGACAAATTAATGGAGATCCAATCAACACGAGCAGAACATGTTCAAAAGCAGCTTAGATTTGTACCGATGCCAAACGGTAAAGCAATCATGATCGGATAAGGAGATTAAGAGATGGCAAGATTATTTATAACACCTAAAGAGATGAATTTTATTAACGATATCGCAAAAGAAGTAATTAAAGATGTTGTGGGTCAAAAAATATATTTGTTTCAGATATCAGAAATAAAATCCAAAGTTCATGACATTTACGAAGAAAGTCCTGACAAGGTTTTTGAATCACCAATTGAATTAGACTGTTTAGTAAAGTATAATGAACAGGAAATACGAACAAATCGTTTTGGCTCAGAAGAATACTATACTATTGAGGCTTACATCCAGTCTCGTGATATATTAGATAAGGGTATAGAAATATTAGAAGGTGATTTCTTTTCATATGGTAGTACATTTTTTGAAGTAATTAAAGCGCCATTGAGTAACACAATATTTGGACAAATAGAACATAAACGTTTTATTACTATTTCTGGTCGTCAAGCAAGAAAAGATCAATTTCTTTCAAAAGTTTTTGGACCAACATCAGAAGAGTTTAATGATAATGATGCAATTCAAGAAACATTTGTACAACAGCGTGGGTTTAAGACAAATCGACTAGGTGCAACAGGTGATGTAAGAGACTTGCAGAAAAATGGTGTTTTAGATGTTCCTATCTCTGGACCAAAAGAAGTTTCATCAAAAGGCGATGATACTAATTCTGGCTCTTCATTTTATAGCGATGATGATTAGTTATGTCAAAAGTTAAAATTCCACAAAAGAAAGTATTACTAAAAGATTTCGATGGTAACAATGTTCCTGAAAATTTTGAATTCCCATCAATTGGTATCGAGAATATAGATAGAGCGGTTTTTGATTTATTTGAAAAAGTTTTAACTTTTGAGACTACTAGCAACGGCATATCTAAGCCTGTACCTGTTATATTTGCTACTGGAGAGCGGTTTGCTTTGACACGAAGAAAAAACCCACTAAGGGACAGAAATAATACCAATATTCTACCATTAATATCAATTGTTCGACAAAATTTAGATATTGGTGCTAGTCAAGGTGGGAAAAAGACTGCGATATCATTAAGGGCACAACCAAATTATACAGTTAAAAAACGGTTATCTGAAAAAGATAGAAATTTTCAAAATTTATTAAATAAAAATAATCTAAAAAATCAGGAAAATGTCTCGACTAATAATAATTTTGTTGATTCAGCAAATTCATTAATTGCAAAAGAAGGTAGGACATCATCCAGAAGAGAAAAAAGCAATCTTCAGTTTTCAAGTACTGCACAAATTAACTTAAAATCTAACTTAAATTCAAACATATTTGAAATTATTCAGATACCTTACCCGTACTTTATTACTATGACATATAATGTAACTTTCTGGTGCCAATATATGCAGCAAGGTAATCAGATGATTGAGTATCTATTGAATAAAATTGATGTACCGGGTGGTGAGTTTGCTATAAAAACAAACGAAGGCTTTGAATTGGTGGTATTCATTAGTGATAACATAAGTTTTGAAAATAACTTTGATAATATGACTGATGATGAAAGAATTATTAAATATAGTTTTGATATAACTGTACCGGGATATATTTTAAATTCAAAAATACCTGGATTAGCAGAACAAGTTAGAAGTTATTTGTCAGCGCCTATGATTGATTTCACTTATGATGATGCTGCTTCTCCAGTTAAATTAGATTATCAACCCGAAACTGATGAAGAAAATTTAGAAAGACATGTTCTGTCAGATCTAACAAATGTTGATTCTTTAAAGTTACAGAGAGGAGAAACAAACGGTTCTATAGAAAGTTTTATTGAAAATCCTTTTGTAGGTAAAGGCAATACAGAATTTTTGCGTGTTAAAAACGTAAATTCAAGGACAGGAGAAACTGTAGTATCTTCTAGCGTAGTCAAAGAAATTGATAGACAATACGAATAATTAAAATAGGATATTACAAACACAAATGAATACTTATATTGGTAAGTTTAGGAGAAATTGAATGGCAGAGCAAACATTTAGATCTCCGGGTTTTTTCGAACGTGAAATTGATTTAACTCAGAGAACAGTAGAAATTGAGGGTGTACCTGCAGGGATTATTGGGCCTACTAGCCAAGGTCCTGCTTTTGTTCCTGTCACATTAGGTTCGTTCGTAGATTTTGAAACAAAATTTGGAACGCTAAATCGTGACCAATTTGGACCTTACGCAGTAAAAGAATGGCTTAAGAATAGAACAGCTGTTACGTATATAAGAGTTTTAGGGGCAGGTGCCGCTAATTCAACAGGCGATATACAGACAACTCTATCTCAAGGTACAGTCAAAAGCGCAGGATTTAGAATAAAAGGTCAGAAAGTTAACACTAGAGCAGGCGGATTAGATACACGTCATGAAGGTTCAGTTCAATTTATTGTTGCATCGCATGATGTAAATGAATATGAGTCTGCAGGATATCCTCTGTTTACTGATAGTGATTCTTTTAATACAGCTACATCAGTTAGATTAATTAGATGTATGATTCTAATGGCAACTGGGTCAAGGATGCAGATCTTAGATCATAATCAGAGTTATAGTGTTGCAAACACTCATGATGATATAGCAAAAATAGCAACCTATACTGGAATACCAGAAGATGGTACTTTTAAACTAGTACTTTCAAGTGCGATAGGTTCTGCTTTTGGTAATGCTGAGAGCGAAGCAGGTATTAGAATATACACAGCTTCTCTAAACCCTACAAGCAAACATTACGTTGGCAAGTTTCTTAATAAAAATCCTGATCGTTTTCAAGATGAACAACATCTTCTTTATGGCGACTTTTCAGTAGAAGATGAATTAGCAAGAGTAACCTATAATGCATCAAAAGGTACAGTTGCTATTGTTTCGGGTTCAATAGGCACGAGCAAAGCAAGTGGTGATACAGCATTATCTTTTAGAGATATGTTTGGAAGGTTTGATACACGCTATCAAACAGCAAGAAGCACTTCTTTTATAACACAACCTTTTGGATCAAAAGAATATAATCTTTTTCACTTTGAAGCACTTGATGATGGTGCAATTGGTAGTAAGCGAGTAAAGATATCAATTTCTAATTTAAGAAAATCTACTAATAAAAGAAATAATTTTGGAACATTTACTGTACTTGTTAGAGACTATAATGATACAGATACTAACTTAAAAATACTCGAACAATATCCTCTTTGTTCTTTGGATCCTCGCGATGAAAATTATGTTGCTAATAAAGTTGGTGACATGAAAGTATTTTATAATTTTGATGCTGAAACAGAATCTGAACGAAGACTTAATGTTGAAGGTAAAAGACCAAATAGATCTCAGTTTATTAGAATTGTTATGAGCGAAAACGTTGAAAATCGCTTAATCCCTGAAGATTCTTTACCTTTTGGGTTTAGAGGCTTACCAGTAATAAAAACAAACGATAACTTAACAGATGACGATACTGCGTTATTAGGTGGTACTTTACGGTCTAGACTTAACTATGTGTCCTCATCAGCAACTAATGTTTATTCTGCTGTTACTGGTGAAGCGTTAACTGGTTCTATTTTACCTCCCGTACCTTTTAGATTTAAAGCGACGAGAGGGGCAGTTTCAAAAGATAGTTCGCCTACTTTTACCGGGGCACCAGGTGTATTAGAATTAGCTGATAATAGATTTTTCTGGGGCATTAAAATGGAAACATTGCCGCTAACAGGAACTATTGGTGATGCAATTTTACAATCAAATGCCTCTTCTACAAAGAACCCACTAATAGAAAGTTATGGTAAGTTTTTAGGATTACAAAAGTTAGACAGTCTTTTAACCGGTTCTGGTGCAGATAGATTTAATAATAATAAGTTTAGTTTATCAAAAGTAGCGCTATATAACAAAATTGATGTAACTTCTACAATTGAACTTTCAATAGAGTCTGAAGTAACAGGTACAGCTGATGTACATATGAAAGATGCAGCATATTTAAGAAACGGTGTTTTAGAAACTAAAAACTATACAATCTTAGATGATGGTTCAGCACCTAGACAACGTATTACATTTGCTACACTAGCTGCTGCTAGAAATGCAAAATATTTTAATAGATTTACAGACTATGCTAAGTTTACAAATATTCTATACGGCGGATTTGATGGTTTAAATATTCTTGACAAAGATAATCGATTAATGAATGACAAAGCCTCATCTGTTGATGGAACTGGCAAAGCTAATGTTTCAAATGGAACGTTCACACATCAAAACTTACATGTTGATGCTAGTGCAGGTTCTGGTAAAGATAACAACATTGTTAATTCTTATAGAACAGCAGCACGAATTATAACAGATCCTCTTGCAACGAGAGTAAATATCGTAGCAATTCCTGGAATTAGAGATGCTTTTGTTACAGACTTTACATCAGATCTAACACGTGATTATAGTAAGGCAATATATCTAATGGATATTCCAGCATATGACGATAATGGCGATAGAATATATTCAAAAACTGTGAGACCAAGTGTTCAAGAAACTGTTGAAACTTTTGAGGCACGTGCTATTGATAATAGCTATGTTGCAACTTATTTTCCAGATATGATATTTGCTGATGATACTAACAATACAGCAGTATCTCTACCCGCATCAATTGCAGCACTAACAGCACTAGGATACAATGATTCAGTAGCTTATCCTTGGTTTGCACCTGCAGGTTTTAATAGAGGTGCGTTAACTAATGTTTTAAATTCTGAAGTTCGACTCAATGCAGGCGACAGAAATATATTATATGAAGCAAAAATCAATCCAATTGCAAACTTTCCAAACGGTGGCTTTGTTATATTTGGTCAAAAGACGCTTCAACAAGATCGATCTGCACTTGATAGAGTAAATGTTAGAAGAATGTTGTTGGAAGTTAAAAGAATAGTTTCTGATATTGCAAATCATTTAATATTTGAGCAAAACACACCACAGACTCGTGCGCGATTTGTAGCGCAGGTAACACCACAACTAGCAACAATCCAAACACAACAAGGGATTGATCAATTCAAGATAGTTATGGATACTTCTAATAATTCATCAGAAGATATTGAACAAAATCGTTTAAACGGACGAATTGTTTTAGTTCCGACTCGAGCGGTAGAATTTATTGCAGTTGATTTCATTATTACGAATTCAGGTGTAAGTTTCGAATAATTAAGATAAATGGAGAAATTTTATGGCAGAAATAACATTTAAGTCAGCAGGAGTCAAAACCAGAGAAATAGACTTGTCGCAACCTTCACGGACAGGACCTGTCGGTATTCCCGCAGGTATAATTGGTACTTCTTTAGAGGGCCCTGCGTTTGTGCCATTAACATTTGGAAATTACAATGACTTTATCACAACTTTTGGTGCATCTGACGGTGAAAAATTTGGACCAATCGCTGTAAGTCAATGGCTTTCAAATGCACAGGCAGTTACATATATGCGAGTTTTAGGCGCTGGTAACGGACTTCAAAGAGACTCATCAACTGGTAAGGTTACAAATGCCGGATTTACAGTCGGTAATAGAATTGTACAAGAAAACGGTTTAATCGGTAACAATGCATATGCAAATGCCGGTGTGGGCGAGACTGGAGGTAGAACATATTTCTTAGGCTGCTTTATGTCTGAGTCTGCTGGCAGCACAATATTCAGTGAAGCTGGTATTCAACATGCAAGTGCTTTTGCTGATGCGAAAATCTTTATTAAAGACTTTGCAACTGGTAGTATGACTATAACTGATACAGTAGGTACTCAAAAAATATATCATTTTCATACTGGTACTAATGCAGCTACGATTGCTGCAGCAGGAGTTGCAGCAACATTACCGGGCGTATTGGTAAAAGCAGATGTTGCAGTAACAAATAGTGGATCTATTGCAGATAACTTTATTGCATGCTTAGCTGATGCTGATGGTCATAGCGGAACGATTACTGGGGTTAAAACAGCACCAGGCAGCGACGATGGAATTCTTGTAACAATTACGCAAAAATATTTTGGTAGATTTGGTAATAGAGGTATTACTTACGCGCTTGGAAATTCAACAACACCAGCGAGTGTTGCCTCTGGTGTGACAAGTAGACTACCCTTACTAAATGCAGATTCTACATTTGGATCAGGCTCGGGTGGTTCTGTACCTATTCTTAGAGGCGTACTTCTTGCACCAAGTGGAGTTATTCTTCATTTAAGCGGTAATTCTGCAGCAAATGGTAGTGATGCACCTGTTAAAACAAATACAGCAACCGGTGTTAATAACGCAATTTCAGGTCAAGAAGGCTCAATTACGGGATCACTAAACATAGCAACACAAGATTTTGTTATGTTAATGAATGGATATAGTAATCCTGATACTGGAAAAAATACACACATAACAGCTTCTTTTGATATGACATCACCGAACTATTTTGCAAACGTATTTAATACAAATCCATACAAAATTGAAGAAGAAGGTCACCTACTCTACGGTCATTATGACATATATCCTGACTTAGCTGCTGTTACTGGTAGTGGTGCTATTGCACTCGGACAATATTCTAGCGGTAATGATAATGATATCCAAGAAGACATTGCCTTACTACTGACTTCATCTGTAGGTAGAGGTTCATTAGTAACAAACAAACCAGTATATGAAGATTTCGAAGACAGATTCTCACATGCAAAAACACCTTTCATTATATCACAGGCATTTGGTTCATCGCCAAAAGATCTATTTAGACTTCACATGTTATCTGCTGGCGCTGGAGTTTCTGATAAATTCAAATTTTCAATTGAAAATATAAGAAAGGCATCTAGTTCTGCTAACGATTACGGTACTTTTGATTTAATTGTTCGTAGTTTTGATGATACAGATGAAAATCCAAAAACACTAGAATCTTTTCGAGGCATAAGTTTAAACCCATCTTCAGACAGATATATCGGCAGAATTATTGGAGATCAACACATTTTTTACAACTTTGATGTTGCTGACGCAAGCCAAAAACTAATTGTTGACGGTAATCATCCAGTTAGATCAAGATACATTCGTGTAGAGCTTTCGGATGATGTTGCAAACGGTAACGTTGATATATCTTCTTTGCCTATGGGTTTTAGAGGCCCAAATCACCTTGTAACTAGTGGTTCATTGCTTTCAAACGATCCAAATATTGTGTATGCTTCGATATCTGATGTACAATCAATTATAGAACCACCTATACCTTATCGTAAAACAGTCGCAATAGGCACAGGACTAAGTAAGAAATCAGACGGTCGTTTTTACTGGGGTATTAATACAGTTCGCCAAACTAGTGCAACACAACCTAACTTATCAAGCTTATTTGATAAATCTTTTAACACATTTACAAAACATTTCCCGGAACATAGAAAAGATTATCCTAACTTTTCTGTTGGTAACAATAATGGTATCGCTGATGTACTTGGTACAGTTTTAGATAGTGATAGATTTAACAATAACAAATTCACATTAGAGAATATTTCAGTAAGAACAGGCTCAGATGCAGTAGCTGACCCGGAATATTGGTTAAGCGCTTCTTACGTTAGAAATGGAAATATTGCTGTTAACACAACAAATAAAACAAGAGCTTTTTCAGTTAACGACTTAGATAAAGTTTCTAACATAAAGTTTGCTAAGTTTACATTTATGGCACAAGGCGGCTTTGATGGCATTAATATCTTCGATGAAGAAAAATCAAAATTAACAAATACAGCTGTTAAAAGAGAAATGGATGATGCATCATCAGCAGACACATCTGATAATACAGTCTCAGCTTACAGAAAAGCTATTAGTATTATGAATTCTAAAACTGATGTTGATATTCAAGTTTTAGCAACACCAGGTCTTCGACATGCTTCAATTACAGATTTTGCAATTCAAAAAATAGAAAATAGATTTGATGCAATTTACATTATGGATATTGAAGAAAGAGATCAGGTTAATACAGTTATTACTTCTTCTGTTCAAAAACCGCATGTCTCAAATACAGTTACTTCTTTTAAGAATAGAGCTTTAAATAGTTCTTTTGCAGCTGCATACTTTCCAGATGTTATAGTTACAGACCCTAATACTAACACACTAGTCCAGGTACCACCTTCAGTTGCAGTGCTTGGTGCTTATTCGTTAAATGATAAAGTTGCTCATCCATGGTTTGCTCCAGCTGGCTTTGCTAGAGGTGCATTGAATAGCGTAGAGATTGCATCTGTTAGACTTAATAGAACAAATTTAGATGACCTATATGAAGCAGATATAAATCCAATCACAGCCTTCCCTGGGACAGGTGTAACGATATGGGGACAAAAGACATTACAAGCTGCTAATTCTGCACTTGATAGAATTAATGTAAGAAGACTCTTAATTAACATTCGTCGAAAAGTTAGAAATGTTGCAAATTCATTATTGTTTGAACCTAACAGAGTAGAGACTTTAGAGAAGTTCACAGCTTTAGTTAACCCAATCTTGCAAAAAGTTCAAGAACAAAGTGGTATTGTGAGATATAAAGCAATAATTGATACGTCAACAACAACACAAGCAGACGTTGAAAATAATACAATTCGTGGTAAAATATTCATACAACCCACACGTTCAGTTGAGTTTGTAGCACTAGATTTTGTAGTAACAAATGCAGGTTCAAATATTTAGTGAATAGATATATAATATAGATTAAAATAGATTAAGGAGAAAAAAATGGCAGAAACACTTTCAGTCACCGATATGTTACCAAATAAATTTGAGCCTAAAAGAGATTATAGGTGGGTCCTAGCAATAGAAGGAATCGACTCTTTTCTTGTTAATGCAACAAAGCGGCCCTCAATAATAATAGGTAACTCACAAATAAAATTCATCAATAGCTATAGACAAATATCAAATGGAAAAGGTGTTTTTGGATCCATTTCAGTAGAACTACATGACCCTATTGCGCCATCTGGTGCACAACAAGTCATGGAATGGATTAGAACACATTATGAATCTGTTTCTGGTAGAGCAGGATATACAGATTTTTTAAAGAGAGATCTTCAATTGAAAATGTTAGATCCAATTGGTACAGTAATTGAACTTTGGGATATTAAAGGAGCTTTAATCACTAGTGCTGATTTTGGCGGTTTAGGGTACGATAATGACGGTATCATGAAGATTGCCCTTACTTTGGAAGTTGATAATTGCGTATTGCAATTTTAATTTTTCATATATTATATTTGTTTACATAATAGAAAGGCTTCTGTACAATAATACAGGAGCTTTTTTATTATGGAGAACAGTAAATGAATGAAGGAATGCCGACAAGCAATGTCATGAAAGATGAATTTGGATGGGAGGTACCTGTTGAAAGTGTACCACTACCATCACGTGGAGTAATATACTCTCCTGATAGCTTAATTTACAATACAGAAACATTGCAAATCAAAGCTATGACTGCGAGAGAAGAAGATATTTTATCCAGTCAAGCATATATAAAAGAAAATTCAGTAGTTGAAAATCTAATTGTTTCTTGTCTTATGGAAAAATCAATTGATGTTAATGATTTAATCATTGGTGACAGAAATGCTTTGATGGTATCAATACGAATTACTGGATATGGCACTGATTATAAAATAAAACACTCTTGTGAAAGTTGCAGTCATAGCAATGAAGTGGTTGTTGATCTGTCAAAACTTGGAATTAAGCGTTTAGTTGAAGAGCCTTTAGCACCAGGCAAGAATATATTTCAATATCAACTTCCTGTAACTAAAAAAAATATACATTATAAATTTCTAAATGGTCATAATCAAAAAGAAATAGCTTTGATTCAGCAACGATTAAAAAAGTCAGGGATTGTATATGATAATACTGTTACAAATTATCTGGAGAACACAATTGTATCAATTGATGGGATAACTGATAAAAATAAAATTAAGCATTTTATAATGAATATGCCAGCTTTAGATAGTAGAAAACTAAGACAGCATATGCGAGAAGCAGAACCAGGAATAGATATGAAGTGGAAATATGACTGTAATAGTTGTAATCATAATAATAACATCCAATTACCAATAACTTCAGAATTTTTTTGGCCCAGTACATAGTTGGAGGGTCAGCTTCTTAGAAGAAGCTTTCGTGCTCCAGCTACACCTCAATATGTCTTACTCAGAGGTGCATAGGTTACCAATTCGTTATCGAAGATGGTATCTTCGCAGACTTGCGAAACATTTTGATGATAAAAATAAAGCATACGAAGAGTCAAAAAATAAAAACAGTAGTCCTAGTAGACAAGAAAATTCATTAGAAAAATTATCTCAGTTTGAATCTCAAATAAAAAGTAAGTTCTAATAATAGATATTTATATAAAAGCGAGATAGATTATGACACCAGAAGATCAGATTGCACTAACAACAGCAATCGAAAATGCTATCCATTCAGGGTTTGCATCAATAGACACTTCAACACTTCGCCCGTCTGGCGATATTCCACCACCACCGTACAGTGAACGGCGTGTATCACCGCTGATCGATACATCTGAGGTTGATGCTAAAGAAGCAAAAAAAGCCTCTGGTTCGCTTAATACGCTTAAAAAAGTATCATCATCGTTCACAGGTTTTACAGGCGCTGTAATGAAAGGTTTAGGTGAAACTACTAAAATAATGCTTGATTCAACAGCAGCATTCAATATGGAACTTGATGATGAGCTCGACTATTTTAGACAAATTCAAAAGAGTTTTGGAGGAATATCAACAGCAGCATATGCAGCCGGCGAAGAAGTAAGCGGATTAGCAGGTCAAGCTTTAAATGCACAGCAACATCTTGGTTTGGTGGGTGCTGCAGGTAAAGATGCAGCTTTAGAAATAGAATCAGGTGCTTTAAAAGGAAAAAATGCACTTTTAGAATTATTTAAAGAACCAGCAGAAGCTGCAAAATTGTTTTCAGCAGTGATGGTTGACGTGGCGTTAGACAATTTAACTGTAGCTCAATCCATAGAGGCACAAGGCGAAGCTGAAATGGAACGTGTAGCCATTATTAGTAAAAGAATGAATATCTCAGCAGATACAATGGGAGATATGTTACGTCGACAATATGCTTTTACTGGTGAGGCATCATCTAAGATATTTGAAGACATTGCTAATGTCTCTGTTGGTTTAGCAAAAACAACAGGCGCTGCTGCTAACGAGCTTAAATCTGACATCTTAGACATTATGAAAGATACCAAACTTTTTGGTGATATCGGTGTTGAATCTGCAGGTCGTATTGCTGTTTCTTTAAATAAACTAGGTATAGACTTTCAAACTTTTAAAAATATGACTAGTTCTTTTATGGATTTTGATAGTGCAGCTGAAAAAATGGGTGATATGTCAGCGCTGTTTGGTATTCAAATTGACGCAATGGAAATGACGTATCTTGCAAACGAAGACCAAGAAGAGTTCTTGTATAGAATGAGAGAAGAAATACTTGACGCAGGTTTAGATGTTGAGAATATGTCTAAAACTAAACAACGAGCATTAACTGATCAGTTAGGTATGGAATCAATTGAACAAATGAGACAATACATGGATACAGGAATTATTCTTGATCAAGAAGAATTAACTGCGTCTACAGGTGCAGCAATGGATGCTGATGGTATGAAAAATGCAATTGAGAATTTTGGCGGTGCTTTTGAAGGTGCGTATCGTGGATCAGCAGAACTTGAAAAATCGTTAAGAAATCAGGCAAGGTATACAGATGAAATAGCAAGAGGGCTTACATCAGTTGTGGAAGAATCCGGAAAACTTCCAGGTACAATGCAGAATATTAAAATTCCAAAGGAAGCATTGGACAACGCATTAATGCTGCTTAGCCTAGATAAAAAGATGGTCAAAGGATTTAGAGAAGATGTAGTACCTGAGATGATGAAAATGGCAGAACTCGCTGCTGGAACAGCAGCATCATTTACTAAGAAAGCGCTGGAAGCAGCAGGTATTGAGGCAATTAGTGCTGAAGGTATTAAAGTTTCTGGCCAAATTGAAACTAAATTAAGTGAAGAAGGAAGGCAAGATGTAGAAAGCGTGAATGCCGCAGTAGTAAAATCATCTGAACAACAAGTTGAGATTCAAAATACACAACAAGAGATAACGGCTAATACACTAAGCATGCAAAGTGATGTTACAAGTTTAATCGGTCAATTAAAAGAAAATCAAAATGTAAATGTAACATTAAGCTTAAACGCAAACAATCTTTCAAGCACAGTCTTTGATATTATACAAGAGAAGAACGGCGGTCTTATTGTTTTCAATCCAGTACAATAGGTAAACATGAATTTAGAAGAAAAAATTAAAGAAGAAATATATGAATATGTTTTAAAGTTTGACTTAAACGAAGACGAGTTAAAGGAAGTAGATACTTATGTTTTAAGCTTACTTAATAACTTTAAAATTATTTTAAACTCACACAGTAAAATTATTAATGACAAAGAAAGTGTTGAGAAGTTAAAAAGTATGATACTAGAAAGTATAAGGAGTTAAAAGTTGTCAAGAGAAACAAGAGAAACTTTAAAAGACTTTCTTACCCAGAAAGGTGTAAACGCTGATTCAATTTCTATTACGCGTGGTGATAAACCTAAAAGTGGTTTAGGCGTTGAACCGTCTACTGGTGAAGAATTATTAGATTTACTTGATGATACTAGTGGTTTACTAGGAGAATACTTAAAATTTATTGTTGATGATTCTTCAAATGAATACAAAATTAAAACAGGTAACGGGTTAGCAACATCTGCAAACCGCGGAGATGAATTACAGCTTGCTGATAGTCAGGGAGCTGAAAATATATTTCTTGAACAAGGTACTATTTTAAAAGCAAAACTTAATGAAAATAGTAATAGCGGTAAATTTGATGACTCTGGTACACCTTTATCTAGTCTAATAGACAAAACAAGTAAAAATTTTAACAATCATGAAAAACTCAAGGATATTGTGGGTCGACCTTTAAGCACATCCGGTCAAACATTAACAAACCCAAATGGTGAACAAAATGATATAGTTCAAGCAACTCAAAAAATGTTTTTAAAAAATAATAGATTTACAAATGTAGGCAATGAAAACAAAACTTCATTTACCAAAAAACCCCAATCAACTAGAGACTTTGAGTCTAAAGAAAAAACGCACAATAGAGGCACACTAAATATACAAGATAAGTTTGGTGAATACGATCAAGAAAACAATATAGTAAGTATTGAAGAACTAAAAAGTCTAGGTGCATCTTTACTTTATAAATCTACGGGTTTTGACAATGGTAGTTCGCCAAGTGAATCTGGTGATATCAAGGATACCAGTGAGGCCATTACCTCACTTGACTTAAACAACAATATAGGTAAATCAGGGTTTAGTAAGATAAGCTTTAACAACCTAAGAAGTAAAAATGCAAAAGGTTTTCCTGAAAACATAGCAGGCGAATCTTTAAGATCAGGTAGAGGTGAGGTAATCGAACAAGATAACGATCCACTTAATCCGCCTAGCAGCATAAGTAGTTTTGGTTCTACTTATAACGATGCATTTCAATTTACTGGGAAATCAATAAAATTACATAAAATTCAAGCAGCAATATCTTTAATTGCTGTTAAAAATATCGCAAGTACTTTTTTTAATAGTTTCATTAATCAATTACGTGAATCAGATAGAATAGACTTGACAAGCGATACTGAATCGTATCTTAGTGAAAATGCAAAAGTTGATATTGGTGTGTATATGTTAGGAAAGTCTAGAAAGCTTGCCTCCATTAAAATAGATAATTTTATAGCAAGCAGTATATTAACAAATACAACTTTTCCTTACGGTGATGCTGTCGATCAAGGACTTCAGGTGATACTTGGTCCAGATCAATCAAAAAATGATGAAGAAAAAGTAATTAAAAGCAAAGTAGTAGCTCAAACACCTGGATATTGGTTATCAGTTGCAAAATCTATTCTTAAGACATATGCTGATGTTGCTGGGAAGTACGGCGCTTTGAATGAACCTCTTGAAACTGATGACTTGTATTTAGTGTATAGAGACTTAATATCAAGAAATAAATTTATTAAGTTCTTTAATGTAATGGCAATTATTGGTGATATCAGTTTACAATCCACTGCTGGTGTTAAAACAGAAGATAAAGATTTTAAACATCCAAGAGACGTTGATTCAATACCTGATAATCGTGCTATACACAAATCAAGAAAAAAGTTTGGTTTAAATAGAAATGAAATGAGTTGGAATCAAGATGCAGCTCCATCCATATACTTACTTCCTGCAAATATTATTAGAGCTGCTTCAAAACTAAACAATACTTCTAACGGAGCGAGCCCGGTAAGAGGCATGTTTGGTTCTAAATTAGTTAAAAATACTTATACAGGAATAGATGTTGATGGTTCGTATAATAGAATCCCTAACGAAGTTGTAAAGATAGTAGAAGATAAATTAGATGCTGAATATGTTCCATTTTACTTTCATGATCTTAGAACTAATGAAATAATTTCTTTTAATGCATTCTTGGATACTCTGCAAGATACAATTACACCTACATACAATTCAGTTGATAGCTACGGCAGGATGGATGCTGTACAAATATATAAAAATACAAAACGATCTTTACAAGTTGGTTTTACATTACTAGCAACAAATAGAGAAGATTTCGATTCAATGTGGTATAAAATTAATAAGTTAGTAACACTTCTTTACCCTCAATGGACAGCGGGATCTATGGTTTCAAATGGTGCTGGTGGTGGTGCCAACCTCTTTGGCGGTGGAAGTGGTGGAAGTGGCAAATTTTACATGCCATTTAGTCAAGTAATTGGAGCTTCACCTATTGTTCGGTTAAGAGTGGGTGATGTTGTTAAATCAAATTATTCTAAATTTGCTTTAGCTAGAACATTTGGAATTGGTGACACAAATGTAAATGCTCAAACTCAAGATGGTAACTCGTTTCTTGGAAAGCTAATAAATCCGAGAGCCCTTGTTCAAGATGTAATACTTAAAATGTGGTTAGGTACTTTTGGAAGTCCGCACTCGATAATAACCGCAGCGTTTAATTCAGCAGGACAACCTAGTGGTCAATTTGGCAAGATTGCTATGAAAGCATCTAGAGGTACATCAATTCAATTAATATCTAATCTTTTAGTTAACGGTTTTGCAAACCCACTTGCAGTAGATGGAATAATACAACAGTTAAGAGATCCGATGCTGGAAAATGACTTTGATGGTTTGTCGTTGCCAATTGGCCAGCTTCAAAGAGAAGTAAGTGAAAGTAGCTTAATAAGTCCTAACACGGGAAATAATATTGCAGGAGGTTATCAAACTAAAGTACCTCTACTTCGACAGATGTTTTTAAAACCAAATGTAGTAAACGGTTATTATTGCGAAGAAAATGGAAAAAAATATTTAATGCCTCGTCGACTTAAAGTTAGAGTAGTAGAAAAAGGTTTCGGATTAGCTGGGCTTCCAGAAGGTGAAATTGGATATAAAGTTAAAGTTATTGATGCTAATGCACCAAGCGAGTTAGGCTCATTAGGTAATAGAAAACATTTGATTGTTGCACATCAAGACATACTACCCGATCCTAAAGCTTTATTTACAAACAGTATCGTAGGTGCTACACTATTCGCTACTGATCCATTAGGTATTATTGATTCTTTAGCAGGATTAGCATCAGACATAACACAAGGCATTGGAATTCCAAATGAAATTACAGATCTTATTAGATCATTTTTCCTATCAGATTCTTCTTTGTTTATGAGGCCAGAATTAAATCCTTTTGTGCGCGCATATGAAACTACAAAAGGTAGAGGTTTAGCCGGTGTTATGGGTGGCATAACTTTTAATTGGCTCGATGAAAATTTTCCTTGGGAAGTTGATTTTAATGCCAGAGCACCTATGGGGTGCAAGATATCTTTCAACTTTGATGTTATTCATGATATACCGCCTGGCTTGGATCACAGTGGTTACAATAAAGCACCGCTATACAATGTCGGTGAAATAATGCGAAATGTATCAGGCGATGTTTACTCAGATGACGGAAAACAAGCAGAATTTAATTTTAGACAAGAAGGTGGATACGCGACGCGATCTACAGGTAAAAATAATAAATGAGGTAAATAATGGCATTATCTAGATACTCTTTCGCTTCAAAAATGCAAAATAGTTTAGGACAAAACGTAACTAGTATTTCTAATGCTAGTCCGATAATTTTTAGAGCAGTAGAAAGTCAGGTTTTAAATTATAGCGTTCACATTTTAGAAGAAGGCGAAAGATTAGATTATTTAGCCGGAATATATTATGGAGATTCTTCTTTTTGGTGGGTTTTAGCTGCAGCTAGCGGCATTGGATACGCACTGCAAGTCCCTCCAGGAACAGTAATTAGAGTTCCAAATAGTATAGCAGCAGTATTCGGGGTATTAGTTTGAGTAGTTCAAAATACGATAAAATTGGAAATTATAATCTTAGTTATGAAATATTAAAAGATGCTGTTAAGGAATTTCAGGGTTATGTACTAGGACTGTCACAAAACGATATATGGTTATTTGCTAAGGGTTTTGATAGTCTTGGAGTATCAAAGCCTACAAAAGATGAAAATTTAATAAAATTCTTAAATGAGTTAGCACCTAGAGTTTTGGATAGAACAACAGGTAGTTATTTCTTTATAAACCTACTTAGGTCTTTAACAGCAACAGGTTTAAAGAATCATACTAGTTTTGGCTCAGACGATTATTTTCCTAAGCAAGTAATGACAGTTGTTCCCGGGTATTACCCACCAAACTTAGGTGGCATTAATGTATTCGGACAAAGCAGTGCCTTTGTATCAGCAATGCGAGGTTTTAATCCTTCAGAAGATATCATAACATTAGATGCAGCGGAAAATATTACTAATAATGTTGGAGTGGCTAAACTTGCAGAGTTGACAGCTTTAGGTAAAGAGTACGCAGAAGCATTTGGTGAAGAGCACGTAAATATTACATCAGAATTAGGTACAGACGCTATAGTTTTTTATAATGCCGAAACTGAAAAAGTAACAGTTTTACAAGCTAAACCAATTACTAGTAAGCTAGCAACAATTAACGATTGTCTTTATCACTATGATGTCCATGGTCTTACTAGACAGGAAGTAAAAAAAGAAGTAAAAGATAAAGCTACTGGAGAACTAACGCTAGAAACACAATACGAAGATGAAGACAAAAAAGAAGCAAAGATGTTTGCAGCAGATGTAGCAATTGATAATACTTTTTTAAATGCCCCTGAAATTAACAAACAATCTGATGGCATACCCGATCGTTCTATTAGTCCTGCTTTAAGTGCATTAGTAATACAACATCCAAAAGCAGGTAATGCTGCAAAAGGAAAAGATCATTTACCGATATTTTTTAATGCAATACCTCCTATTGAAATGGCTAGATGCGTTCCTTACATAGACATTAGAGTATTAACTGAAAATTATCAAATTGATAAAGCAGGTAGTAAGACGGGACCTAGTAAACTAAACAATGCAGCATATATGCGGTTTATAAAAGAGAAATCTGGAAAGTTCATACTTGATGATGCTATAGGTTTTAACAACCTAAAACCAGTTGGTGCTTCTATTGATCAAGATGAGCGTAGCGCTCTTGAAAATATTGATGTTGCTTATATGGATCTATTTACTTCGCCACAAACATTAGCAAATGCTAATATAAACAAATCAGCCACAGGTGAATTTAAGGATTTAATTGGTGGGAATATAGAGGATGATCCTATACTTGAGCCTATTATGCCGTTTTTATCACTTGAGAGTGTTACTGTTAGCATAACAGGCGCAGGATACGGTATTATGGCTTCAAAAAGAGGATCACTTAAACTAATATTACATGATAGAAGTCGTTTAAGAGACTTAGCACCTTTAGTTTCTGTTTCTCAATTTGCAACAACAAAGATAATAATTGAGTATGGTTGGAATCATCCTGATGGCGGCGCTGGCTCTGATAACACTATCGGCAAATACTTAAATTCACTTAAGGAACGTTCTGTTTTTCAAGTGGTTAAGTGTGATTATGATTTTTCAGATGGTGGTGCTGTAGGTGTTAATATTGGATTAGCAGCTTACGGTTTTAGACAAACAGAGCGAGTGCATTGTGGCGCAGGACCCGAAGTCCCTCTAAACGTTTTTAGTGAATATATTACAGAAGCAGTTGAAGATTTGAGGAAAAATGTAGCAAAGGGTGATAAAGAAAAGGTACCTGAAGTTCGTCAAAAAATTAAATTATCTGAGCGAGCTGCTAGAAGTACAAGTAATTCTTTGTCTTGGTCTGCATATAGAGCAGTTATGACTGCACTAAAAAGCGGAAACCCAGATGGGATAACGGCTCTAAGATATATTTTTGAATTGGAGACTTTAAATGGTCAAGCAAAGATAGATAGAAAGAAAGAAATGAAAACAGCATTAAATTTTTCTGTTAATGATATCTTATATGATACAATAAGTGGTATTGATATATTCACAACTTTAGAAGAAGGAGGCTTATTTAATGAAGATTCGAAAGAAACTATGCTGCAAAGAGTTTACGGCAAAATTAAAGCACTTGAAACCCCACAGATTGTAGATCCTTTTATATCATCTTTGGTTTATAAGAGCAAGATTCTAAAAGATACGTTAGGCGAGGATCATTTACTAGGGGACTTTAATACCAGTAGCCCATCCCTTCAAAAAGCAAGATTTATGCTTAATGAGGGCATTGCGGCAGATATAAATAGTTCAACGAGTAAAGCACTTACTTCATATGTAACGTTAGGAAAAGCAATTGCAAGTTTTATTGGATATCCACTTGCAGCAACGTGCCTTTACGACGAAGTGCAAATGATATTCTACCCTTTAAATCACCAGTCTGCTGGTGCAAGAGTACACACAACAGCTAGTTTACCTATACCTATAAGTAAAATAAGAGAAGAAGTTCAAACTGCTGTCAAAACTAATTCAAACATATCTGTCAAGCGGATGTTTACAATGCTAGAAAGAATAGTAAAAGATAAAAACTTAGCTGTTTACAATGTATCAGACATATTCAGAGCTAATAGCGAATTTAATAAAAAAGAAGAAGCTGAACAGATTGATGCTATGTTGAGTCAAATGTGTGAGAATCCAAATGATACAACTTTTGGATTTTTAGACAATCCGCTGCTGGACAATCAAATATTATCTAATTACAATTATAATATTAATCCGGCAAATAATTTTCCCAACTCTAAGTCACTTGAATCGGGTTTATTTAGTAAAACGAAAGGTGGCGGGTTGCTTAGAAAGAGATTAGTTGAACTTTTAAGTGAGTGGAAGTCTCAAAAATCAAGTAAACTTAGATCTCAACTGTCTGATAAACTTAAAGAAATATATAGTAAAGACGAATTAGCAAGTGTCTTTCCAGGCTTTGATAGGTTTGTTCGTCCTAACATATCGTTAGACTTTGAAGTTATTGATGCAATTGATGCTGATACAAATACAGACACTAACTTTAGGTCAAGATTTATAAAACAAATAATAAAGCCTGCAAATACAATTAGTGGACTACATGAAAATAAGCTCATATTAAGGCTTCATATATATGATGAAGAAACTGTGATGTCGCCTGCTGAACATACACTAATGAGTACAATTACAGAAGGTACTACTGGTAATATAATAAAAGGTGGGGAAATTTCGAATATTGCAAAAAAATTAAACTTTAATCAAGCTAAACAATTCATAAAAAGATCATACCCAACTATTATTTATGGTGTAGCAGGCTCAACTGTAAGAAGCTTAGGTGTAAGCGCAAACACATCAGGACAAATGGCAAATGTCTTAATGATGGAAAGCTATGGCAATTTAAAACAAGCACAAGTATCGGGCCCTAATTATGAATCTAGCTTTGAATCTGTTGAGATGTTTCCTAACACTGTTAGTTGTACTATAATGGGTATGCCTATGATAGGCAGAGGTAATACAATTTTCATTGATTTTGGTACAAACACAAGTTTAGATAACATATATACTGTTAAAAATGTTACTCATACTATAAGAGCAGGCGACTTTAGTACTACTTTAGATCTAGTACCATCAAACATGGGTTCTGTTTCTGGGTTTTCTAAAAATCTAAGCAGTCAATTAGAATTACTAGAATCTGAAAAGGCAACAATTTTAGTATCACCAAACTTTACTTAGTAATATAGTATTAATATTTAGTTGCACTAGCTTTAAAGTAGTACTAAAGTAAAATAATTGTGTAAATTTATAAAATTAACTGTATTAATTACATATGAACTTAGTTAAAACAAATAAAATTAAGACTTTAATCTTAAATAAAGAGTACTCTTTATCAGGAAATAGTCAGTATATCATTTTTAATAAAGAAGCTGATACTGATATAGAACTTAAGTCGCTTTCTTCAATAAGAATATTGTCAAATTTAGAGCCTATAAAAACAATAATTGATTTCTATCCTTCGTTAAATATTTTAAATACATCAGGAAGTTTAGATTATAAAACTTTATTAGGTAATAAAAAGTCTAAAGAATACGGAATATATCTAAAAAATAAAATTAAGCAAAGCTTAGGTCTATTAACGAGCTACCATACAGAAATATTTCCAATTAGAAAAAAATGTTATCAAAATTTAATTCAAGTAAAATTAGAAGATGAAGATTTAGCTGTTCCAGTCTATAATCATGAAGGTGTTACAGGAAGAACTAGTATAACTAAAGGTTTTAATTTTTTAACAATGAAGAAGAAAAAAAGAAAATTGCTTAAATCTAAAAATAATAATGTCTTAGTTGAAGTTGACTTTAAATCTTGTGAACCTTTCTTTTATCTTATTTCAAATGGTTACGATTTGGGAAATACAAGGGACGTTTATAAATGGATATCAGAAAATTATAATGTTAATATTCAATCTAGAGATAAGTTTAAAAGAGGCATATTATCAATGTTGTATGGCGCAAATGAGTATACTACTTCAAAAGTAATGCAAACAAGTATTAGCGTCGTTAAAAAAATAAAAGAAGATTTAGGTATTAATGAACTTAGTAAGAAGTTAAATAGCGAATTTGACACAAACGGCTTTGTTTTAAATTATTACGGTCGACCAATTACAAGTAATAATAATTTAGTTAATTATTGGATTCAATCGTCAGCTGTTGATTTTTGTTCTTTAGCATTTTATGAATTTTATAGACAACATAAAGTCAAACCTTGCTTTTTTATTCATGACAGTATGACATTTGAAATAGAAAAAAATAGAATCAATATGCTGAACGATATAAAAAATATTATTGAATTTAAGTCAAATATTTCTATTCCTGTTGAATTTAGTATATTGTCATGAATAATTATAGTTATGAGAAAATTAAATGAAATAGGAATAGGTTCTTTTCGTCCTGGTAGAGAACCGCAAGGAAGTCATATTAGATCTATAGATCTACACGGTCCTACAGCAAATGCTGACAGCATTGCTTCGCAAAGAATGCAATATCAAGCACCGCCAAAAGATAAAGAACACGAAGACTATAACGAAGAAGAAGATAATGAAGTGATTATCTTAGATTATCGTGTTTATAAAAATGGTAAGTACTGTTTAATTGAAACGTTAGTAAACATTAACGAGTCTTATTCAGACAAGTTTGATACAATGATGAACAAGATATCGAGACAAGCAAATAAAAGAGCTGGCAGTATTGACTCACTACCTGACTTAGAAGATAAAATAAAGTCTGAAGATAACAAAATTGAAGAATTAGATGATTTAGGTGAAATGTCAGGTGCAGGCGCTATAGGCGGCGGACCTGCAGGTCCACTTGGTTATACAGCAAAAGGTAAACGTGAGACTCCAGCGCAAAGAAGAAAACGACAAAAGTTTAATATAACAAAGTCTTACCCATATACAAAATAAAAGAATTAAAAAATAAAACAATTTTGATAAATCTTCTTTTAACGATGTAGTATTAATTGTTCAACAAATCTATTAAGTTTTGAACATTATAAGTTAAACATTGAAAAGGAGAAAACATGGCACTAGATTTTGATGCTATTAAACGTAAATTAGAAAGACTGAGTGGTAACAACACTAGCAGAAACGTAATGTGGAAACCTGAAGAAGGGAAAGAATGTGAAATTCGACTTCTATCATTTCCAGATAATGAAGGTCAACCGTTTAAGGAGTTGATGTTCTATTATAACATTCCAGGACAACGAGGACTTTTGGCGCCAAGCCAATTTGGTAAGCGTGACCCAATCCAAGAGCTTATTGATAAATTGCGAGGTGAAGGAACAAAAGAAAGCTATGAAATGGCAAAGAAATTGTATCCTAAAATGAGAATTTATGCACCAGTTATTGTTCGAGGTGAGGAGTCTGAAGGTGTTCGTATTTGGGCATTTGGAAGACTAGTATACCAGGCGCTACTTTCGTTAATGATGGATGAAGATTATGGTGATATTACTGATCTTAAAACAGGTACTGACGTTAAGGTTAAATGTACAAAGCCACCTGGGCAACAGTGGGCAAAAACAGAAGTGATGCCAAAGCGTAAAGCTTCACCTGTATCAAAAGACCCTAAACAAACAAAGGAATGGATATCAAATATTCCTGATATTAATACCGTCTTTCAAACTAAGTCATATGACGAATTGAGCAATATTATTAATAACTGGCTGAATAGTGACGAAGTAGAAAGTGAAGGATCAGATTGGTCATCAAATAAACAAAATCAGACAAATGAAAACAAGACAAGTGAAAGCAAGACAAGCGAAAGCTCAGATAGTAGCAAGGGTGAAACATACTCTAATTTAGACGATGCGTTTTCTGATTTAATGAGTTAATAAAAAACAAAATAATTTAATTTTAACCCAGACACTTAAGTGTCTGGGTTTTTTTGTATTTAGCTAAATACTTATATGTCATACAGTGGGGTAATAATGCATACAAGTAAAGCATATTTAAGATCACAAATTGAAAGAAAAGTTATGGAACAGATTACAGTTAAAGAGCTTAATGAAATAGCAAAAGAACTTTATCCTTACTTTAAAGAATCAATTTTAGAAGAACGAGCTAGCTTAAGAGCGCACATGCTTGTTGCGGGTCATTTTGATTTATATGAAGAGATTCTCAAAGAAGATAAAATATTAAACGAAGGCCTTTGGAACACTGTCGCAGATGTAGGAATTACTGTTGGTCAAATGGTTGGTGGTAGTGTAGGTCAAGCTGCAGGTGTAGCAGGTTTATTAAAGTATACACCAGAATTTCAAAACAATCTAGACAAACCATTTTTGGACTGGTTTTTTCCATTCATAAGCGTATTCTTTTCTGCACAGGCATTGTTATTCCCTATGCCAGCTACAGCTACTTTAAAAGGAATTCTTTCAGGATTTGCAAAAGGTGTAAAGAATATCATATCTGGTGCAGGTGGTATACTTGCAAAAGGCGCTATGCTTGCTTTAACAAAAGGACGTGGCTTTTTTATGACTGTAGTAAAATTATTTAAAAAAGCTATAGCCGGCATGGGTTCTATGGTTGGTAAAGGTGGCGATAAGGTTGCTAAACTTGAAGCAAAGTTAGGTGGTTCCGGTTCTCTCGGAAAAGTTATGAAGTCTTTAAAAGGTGCAATTGATGAATTCGTTAAGAGATTAAACGTTTTAGTAATAGGCTTAAAAAACTTAGGTAAGACAAATGTTAAAGACTCTCCAGCCCTGGTTAAAAACATTTTAACTAAAGCATTTGTAACTTCTAAGGATAAATTAGATGATGCAGCTGCATTATTAAAAGGGACCAAAGCTGGAAAAGCAATAGCTACAGCAAAAACCAAAGCAGGCAGAACATTAGAGAAAGCATTGAAAGGCGCCAAAACAGTAACAGCATCTGATGACATTGCAAAGCTAACTATAAAGGGTGCCCAACTCAAGGGTATGGGTGCAACATCAGCGAAAATATCAGGTATTATTGGCGGAAGATTGACAATGAATTATTTGGACGATGCCGGAAAGATCATATACTCATCTGCAATTTCTGGTGATGATTTAGTAAAAATATTAGCCAAAAATCCAAAAGTTAAAAAATGGATGCTCAGCAATTTAGATGATGCTGGAAGAAAAGTTGCATCAACAGCTTTGTATACAGCTTCAAGCTCATCAAAGGCAATGTCTGTTGCAGCAACAAAGGCTGGCGCAAAAGTTTTAAGTAAAAGTATGAAAGCTTTTAAACAAGCTATTACAAAAGCATCTCAAGGTGGTCGTGAAGCATTAAGTAAATGGTTACGGGGTTATATGAAAAAGAATGTTGATAAAATGGACGACTTGCTAAAGCCTTTATACGGAAGATCTTACGATGGAATAGGAACATTTGTTGGTTTGACATCTGGTGGCGCATTTAAATTTGCTGGTAAAAATCTTAATGGTACTGTAATGACAGTTTCTAAGTCAGGAAAAACAGGCGCAACTTATATTGATAAAGTTTTAAATCAAAAATTGGCTGGGAACTTATTGAAAGACTTGGCTCAAATTAAAAAACCTATGATGGATATAATATTGAAAGGTTTTGCTCCCCATATACCTAGAGTTGCTAAAGAATTAGCACGTGTAACTGCTGCTTCACAAGGTGGGGGCTTTGATGATTTTGATAAAGATAGTTATATGAGCCCAATAAAAAGTAAACCTTCTGCTAGCGGAATGACACCAATATCAGAATCAGCATTATTAGAAGAATTAATATGGGAATCAAGATTAAAAAATAGCTTATTACACCAACAAAAATTAATTAATCTAATTGATTGAAAAAATTAGTTTTTTGCTATATAATCTACTAAACAAGGAGTAGATAATGACAAAAAATGATGATTTCACGTCACAATTAATAAGGTCGCTTAACAAAGATTATAAAACAAAGGTAGCTTATAATCTTTCTGAGGATGAAAGCCCAACGCAAGTTAAACGATGGGTTTCGTCTGGTTCTAAAATGTTAGATTATATTTGTGCAAATAAACCAGATGGTGGCTTTCCTGAAGGAAGAATTGTAGAAATCTTTGGACCACCATCCATCGGAAAGTCTCATATAGCAACGCAGATAGCCCGTAGCACACAACAAATGGGCGGCATTGTAGTTTACATAGATACAGAAAACGCAACGTCTATCGAGAATCTGGGGAACCTTGGTGTTGATGTTGCACAACGCTTTGTTTATGTTGATACACACTGTACTGAAGAAGTACTTGATCTAGCTGAAAAGACAATATTAAAAGCTAGAGCAATGGAGAAAGATGTACCAATTACCATCATCTGGGATTCAGTTGCAGCTTCATCACCGAAAGCTGAATTACTAGGTGACTATGATAAAGAAACAATAGGTTTGCAAGCTCGTGCAATATCAAAAGGCATGCGAAAGATAACAGGTGTAATAGGCCAAACTAATACACTTTTTGTAATACTCAATCAGATAAGAACGAAAATAGGCGTAATGTATGGTGATCCTGATACTACACCTGGCGGAAAAGCTATCCCCTTTCATTCATCAATTAGAATCAAGCTTGGCGCAGGTCAACAAATTAAAAGCGGCGATGATGTTATTGGTATTCAAGTTTGGGCAAAAACTGTTAAAAATAAAGTCGCCCCGCCTTTTAGAAAAGTTAACTTTCAAATTCACTTTGGTAAAGGTATTGTTGAACATGAAGAAATGTTTGACTTATTAAGAAAGCATGGCATAGTAAATCACAAAGATCGTTCATATCAAGTATCAGGTACTGGTGGTTGGAAGTCTATAGAGTTATTTGATGAAAACGGTATTATTATTGATTCTAAAAAGTTTAGAAAGATAGAATTTAATGAAATCATAGAAGATGACTTTTGGGGTCCGATTGTTGATATCATACTTAAAGATGCGATGGTAAAGAAAATGGGCACTTCAGACGGTGTAGATATTGATACAGACTCATATGAAGAGATGAAATCATTAGCAGATCAACTGGATATGTAATGGTAAAAAATAGAGTACTGATTTTTGACGCATTAAATGTATTTATGCGTCATTATATTGCACACCCCGCAATGTCTGGTAATGGAGAACAAATAGGTGGTATTGTTGGTTTTTATTATAATCTAATTGGATTGGTTGAAAAATGTAATCCTGAAAGTGTTATTGTTGTTTGGGAAGGTGGTGGTTCTAAAAGAAAACGTGATTTATATCCTGATTATAAAAAAGGAAAACGACCGCCTAGGATGAATCGATACTATGATAAAGAAGAGATACCTGATTCATTAGAAAATAGAAATTTTCAGATGAGTACGCTTATAGGCATCTTATCTAATTTACCAGTTTGTCAAATTTATGTAGAAGATGCAGAAGCAGATGATGCAATAGGTTATATGTCAAAATACAAGTTACGTAATAAAAATAAAATAATTGTGTCAGCTGATCATGATTATTATCAACTCTTAGGTGACAACACAATTATCTATTCACCCACTGTCAAAGACTTTGTCAATACAGCTAGTGTGATAAAAAGATTTAATGTGCATCCTAATAACTTTTGTCTTGCAAAATCTATAGTAGGAGATAAATCAGATAATATTCCGGGAGTCCCGGGAGTTGGCTTTAAAAAGCTTTCAAAAGAGTATAAGGAGTTTACAAACCCTGAGTTTGAAGGAAACTGTTCTCAGCTGTTTGTTGAAAACGCAGCAAGAGTCGAAAGCTCAAAAAAGAAAATATATAAAAGCATAAAAGAATGTGAAACATTAATTGAAAGAAATCATAAGTTAGTATATCTAGACGTTAATAATTTAGTACATTACCAAACAAAAAGAATTGATGAAGCTATTGAAAATTTTAATCCTGCATGGAATAATCTTAAAGCAATTAAACATTTAAACGAAAACAATATAAAGAATATAGACTTTCTAAAGCATGGTTACTTGCTAAGAACGTTAACTAAAGGAATACTATGGTGATGGAAAACTCCAACTACTTTTCAAAATATGGAAAAGACTTTCAAGAAAAAATCTTTCAAGCATTACTGAACGATCATACTTGGTCATCACAAATGATGGAAGTAATGCAATATGATTACTTCGAACTCAAATATTTGCAGTTTTTATGTGACAGGTTTTTTAGTTTTTATACCAAATATCGTAATTTCCCAACAATGCAACTACTTGTCTCTATTATTAGGGATGAATTGACTGCTGGTGATGACATTATTTTGCGAGAGCAAGTCATTGAATATTTGACAAGAATGAAAGCTTCACCAAACTTAGGCGACTTAAAATTTGTAAAAGATAAAACGCTTGATTTCTGTAAAAAACAAGCATTGCAACAAGCACTTGAAGAAAGTGTAAAAGCAATTAAACAAGAAAATTATGAATCTGTATTGAACATTATGAAAGATGCAGTTTCCAAAGGATCATCATCAACAATTGGTCATGAATTTTTTAAAGATCATGACGCAAGATTTGTTTTAGTTGATAGAGCAACCTGTGCTACAGGTATAAAACATTTAGATCAAAAAGATGTACTAAATGGTGGATTAGGAAGAGGAGAAATAGGTGTTGTTGTTGCGAATACAGGTGTGGGAAAATCACATTATCTCGTTGCTATGGGTGCTGAGGCATTGCGTCGTGGAAAAAATGTTGTACATTACACTTTTGAATTAACTGAGACATCAGTTGGTATAAGATACGACAGTAATTTGTGTAATATTCCATCTAATAACGTTGTTGAAAACAAGGAAACAGTTTTAAAAACTTATGAGGAAAATGATTTTGGCAGGTTAATAATTAAGCAATACCCAACAGGTGCAGCAAGCATTATTACACTCAGGAATCATTTAGAAAAACTTGAAATGAAAGATTTTAAACCCAGCTTACTCGTTATCGATTACGCGGATATTATGCGTTCTACACGTACTTACGATTCACTTAGACATGAACTTAAATTAGTATACGAAGAAATCAGGAACCTCGCAATGGAATTAAACATACCCGTTTGGACAGCGTCACAAGCAAACCGCGATTCTGCAAAATCAGAGATTGTTGGTTTAGAAAATATGTCAGAAGCATATGGAAAAGCGATGGTAGCAGATGTTGTTGTATCATTATCGAGAAAGCCGATGGAAAAAGCAACAGGTGCAGGTCGACTCTTTGTGGCAAAAAATCGTGCTGGTCGCGACGGATTAATGTTTCCAATCAGAATTGATTGTGCAATGTCAAAAATTGAAGTACTAGACGACGTTAGAGAAATGTCAATTGTAGATGCGATAGAACGTGACAATGCTGGAACAAAAGATATGTTAAAATCAAAATGGAAAGAGATAACAGGAAAAGGTAATTAAGGAGAATGAATGCACACATACAGTGAGGTTTTAAAAGCAAGTTTGGATTATTTTGGTGGCGATGAGTTAGCTGCTAGTGTCTTTGCCGGCAAGTACGCTTTGCAAGATGCAAAAGGTAACTATTTAGAAAAGTCACCTGAGGAAATGCATGAACGTTTAGCAACAGAGTTTTCAAGAATTGAAAACAAATATCCTAATTCTATGGGTAAAACTGAAATATACAACTTACTCAAAGACTTTAAGTATATAGTACCGCAAGGTTCACCAATGAGTGGCATTGGAAATGAGGCAAAGATTCAGTCTTTGTCTAATTGTTTTGTTATTGAATCACCTGCAGATTCATATGCAGGCATTCTAAAGACAGATCAAGAACAAGTTCAGATAATGAAAAGAAGAGGCGGTGTAGGTTTTGATATATCTACAATCAGACCAAAAGGTATGTATACTTCAAATGCAGCAAAGACAACAGATGGAATTGAAGTATTTTTAGATCGTTTCTCTAATAGTTGCCGAGAAGTAGCGCAAGGTGGACGACGCGGTGCGCTGATGCTTTCAATTAGTGTACATCATCCGCAAGTTATGGATTTTATTAAGATAAAAAGTAATTTAACAAGGGTTACCGGTGCTAATATTTCTGTAAGAGCTACAGATGAATTTATGAATGCTGTTCAGAATAATGAAATGTATCAACAACGCTGGCCTGTTGATGCTACAAATCCAGAGGTTAGCTTAGAATTTAGTGCAAAAGAAGTATGGGATGCATTAATTGAAGGTGCACACACATCAGCTGAACCAGGAGTTTTATTTTGGGACACAGCAACAAGAATGACACCAGCTGATGCATATACAAGTGAAGGCTTTGGTTCTGTATCAACAAACCCGTGTGGCGAAATTATACTTTCACCATATGATAGCTGTCGCTTAATGCTTGTAAATCTTACATCTTTTGTTAAGAATGCTTGGGAAGGTAATGCTACCTTTGATTACGGAAAATTTAGATTAATTGCGATGAAAGCACAGCGCCTTATGGATGATATGATTGATTTGGATATTGAGCAAATTGACAAGATTCTAGACAAGATTGACAAAGATCCGGAAACAGATGAAGTCAAATACTACGAAAGAAATTTATGGCATACAATAAGACAGGTAGCTTTAAAGGGTAGAAGGACTGGATTAGGGATTACTGGGTTAGGTGACACGATTGCAATGTTAGGACAGACTTATGGGTCAGATGAATCTATTAAAACAACTGAAGAAATATATAAATGGTTAGCACTTGCATCATACGAAGAATCAATAATATTAGCAAAAGAACGCGGTGCTTTTACAATATGGGATTTAGAAAAAGAATCTAAACATCCGTTTTTAAATAGAATCATCTCTGAATTGTTACCTTATAGAGTTGAAGAATATCGCACATATGGACGTAGAAATATTGCAAACACAACCACAGCACCTGCAGGTTCTGTTTCTTGTTTAACACAAACAACAAGTGGTATAGAACCAGCATTTATGCTTTATTATAAGCGTCGTAAAAAGGTTCAAAACAATGAAGAAGTAATGTTTGTTGATGATCTAGGTGATGAGTGGACAGAATTTACTGTTTATCATCATAAATTCAAAGAATGGCTTGATTGGTGGGATGCAGATTATTTCGATCAAGAAGATACACTACAACACGCAATGGCATTTACTCCTTATTACGGAGCAACTGCTAATGAAATCGATTGGCGCGCAAAAGTTAAACTCCAGTCAGTCGCACAGAAATGGATATGCCATGCAATTTCTAATACAACAAACCTTCCCGCAGATGTTGATGTGGAAACAGTAAAAGACATCTATATGTTAGGATGGGAATTAGGTTGTAAGGGCATCACAGTATATAGGGATGGCTCTAGAAGCGGCGTTCTGGTATCTGCTGAAAACAAAAAAGAAAAAGCACAATCTTTTGTTTCTCGACATGCACCAAAAAGACCAGAAACTTTAGAATGTGACATATATCATACGTCTGTTAAGGGTCAGAAATGGGTTATGTTAATTGGATTGCTGAATGGTAAACCATACGAAATAATTGGTGGTGAAGCTGAACAAATTGAAATTCCTAGAAAATATAGAAAAGGACAGCTGACTAAACGCGCTTTTAAGACAGCAAATTCTAAGTATGATTTACAAATTGGAGAAGAAGAAGATTCACTTGCAATTAGAGATGTTGTTAGTGTTTTTGCTAATGCAAATTATGCAGGATATACAAGAACTATTAGTTTAGCGCTTCGTCACGGTGCTCCTGTGCAATACCTTGTAGAACAGATGCAAAAAGATAAAGAAGCAGATTTGTTTTCATTCTCAAAAGTTATTGCCAGATGTCTTAAGAATTATATAGATGATGGAACATCTGCAAGTGATAAGATTTGTAGTGAATGTGGAACAGAAGATAGCTTAGTATATCAGGAAGGTTGTGTAACATGTAAGAGTTGCGGCTCTGGAAAGTGTGGGTAGTATGTTGGTTCTGTGATTATGATTTAGGTAATTAAATTAATTTATATGGGGGCGTTTATTTCGCACCATTTGTTTATATAATAATAAAAATAGGAAGGTAAAGATGCTTTGGAAATATAACGTTGCAAAAGAAGTTAAAGAATTCGAGTTACATCACACACCAATCATTATAACTGTTAATAAGTTTGATGAAGACTCAGCGAAAGAATTTAGATCAAAAGTCGCAATGGCACACAATACAGGTCAGAAAATTATTCCTGTTGTTATTGATTCTTATGGAGGTCAAGTTTATTCACTGATGTCAATGATATCAACAATAAAAAATTCAGAGTTACCAGTTGCAACAATTGTTGAAGGTAAAGCAATGAGTTGCGGTGCTATTTTACTTTCTTTTGGAAGTGAAGGTTATAGGTTTGTAGACAAGGATGCAACTGTAATGATTCATGATGTTTCGTCATCACACTTTGGAAAATCTGAAGAAGTTGTTGCTAGTGCAAAAGAAACAGAACGATTAAATGAAATTGTCTATAAGATGATGGCACAAAATTGTGGCAAAAAAGATGATTATTTTTTAAAGCTAGTTGATAAGAAAAAGCACGCTGACTGGTTTTTAGATGCTGATGAATGTGTTAAACACGGTATAGTTAATCATATTAGAGTTCCAAAAATAAGTGTTAACGTGGATGTTGCTATAGACTTTGAATAATTATTACTATAGATAGGAGCAAATAGCTATGGTAAACCCAGTAATAAGAAGATTAGTAAGAGAGTCTGTAAGGGAAAAATTGTTAGAAAGATCAGCAAATGTATATAGTAAATTTGTAGATGAAATAAAAAGGTTTGCAAAGCTAGCTTCAAATAAAAGTCTAAATAAGCAAGAGTATAATGATTTTATTAAAAAATACTCTTTACCTAGCGATCTAGATCCGAACAAAATAATTGATATTGTCAATAATTCAAACAGCGATAAAGAAATAATCAATAGTCTACAAAACTTATATTCTGATATTACAAAAAATGCGTCGCTTAATCAAGCCCATCAAGCTGCAGATCCGGCTTCTAGAACAGGATCTGCAAAAATCATAGACAAACTTATGAAACATATATGGCAAAGTGAAGCCAAGAATTACCCTGATTTCTGGGAAAATTTTGAGACTTGGCATGCTGTAGGCGGCATTATTGATGCTAATGTAGGGATTGATTATTCTATTTATAAAAGTTTTCCTGCTATCATGTTAGATGAACTTTCGTGTTACGGCTCACCAGGAGCCTCAACTGACAAACTAAACACAAAAATACAAGAAATAATGTTAAATAATCCAGGTCTAGGCTGGGATGAAAAAGTTCATTTTAGGATAAAGGGTAATATTACTTTTGCTGCACATTTCGATATAGTTACTGAATGGTTGAAGTTAAAAAAAGAAAATTCAAAAGAAAATTTCAAGAAACATGCAGACTTTTCAAGAATAGCGCTAAATTCAGAATCTTTAATTGTAGGCCCAGAAGATAAGATTACTGATAAAACTGTAACAGGTAACAATTACAACGAAATTATTGTTCAGGGCGGGATTGTTACAGGTATATGTTGTGATATTGTAAAAATGATTGGAATGCCAGGAGTCGATGCTGATATTGAAACTATATCGAGATTCTACTTTTTTACTAAAAAAGAAATTGAAACTTTTAATGCTGTATCGACTGGAGACTATCAAAAGGATTGGATGTTTATATCAAAATCACTAAAAAGCAGTGACAGAATACCTCTTTTGAAGATTCTTAATAACACGAAATTAATAATGAACCTACCGAAATTTGCAAAACTACTGGATCATTTTCATAAGAGTTATCCATTCTATGATATTAAAACTGGAAAAAAGTTGTCTAGCGAAATGATATACTTGATAAAAGCAAACGTCAATATGTTTAGGGGTCTATTGAAAGACAGACAAACTATGTGGGATGCAGGAGAAAGTATTGATCGATTTAGGGACAGTGAAAGAACATTTAACTCTATGGTATACGGTGTAGGAAGTGTCTTAAATCAACCATTTATCAAGTTTGATAGTAAGAAGCTTGATATGTTAAATGATGAAGATATAAATAGCTTTGTAAGCGATTATACGAATAATGTTCCGGTTTTTTCTTTTGATGCCTATGGGAACACGGGTTCCTCCAACAAGAGCAATATAGTAAAAATGTATGAGATGGATAACAAATACTATAAAAAAGCTCTAGAAGCTTTTTATGATATAATATCAAATACTGACGAGCTTAGAGCTATGAAGAAATACTCCACAGAAACAGCACGCAAAATCAGCCCAAAAAATATCCAGCGCATGAAAGATATTGCTAAGAAGCTTAATGATATCTTTTATTACTTGTCGAAAGGCGGCGATATAGAAGAAGATCAAATCAAAGAGTATACAAAATTAATGTACAGCGGCTTGACGCTACTCATTAAAATTAGCGACGCAACTAAGTAGAAACAATATTAATGTGGATATTGCTATTAATTTAGAATAATTATACTTATTCGGAGGATTAAATGTACGATGCTTTATTAGGGTACATAGGTTGTACTAAGGCTTTACAAACGTGGTTTCATGCTGCGCATCATGTTACAAAGGGCGTAGGTTTCGCAGGTGACCATGTTAATTTGTATGGCGAGATATACAATGGTGTATTGGAAGACTTTGATAAATTGGTAGAAAAGGCAATAATAATAGCAGACACAGAATCAGTTGCGTGTCCTATTATGCTAACAGAAATTGCTATAAAAGTTTTAAAAAAATACAATTCACCCGCTGGACAAGGCGCTGATGTAATTGCTGCGCTAGGTTTGCAGTTTATAAGAGACCACATTGATAATTTAACGGAATTATACAAAATACTAGATTCTTATAATTTGTTAACACTGGGTATGGATGATTACTTAGCTTCTGCAGCAAATAAATACGAAGGGTACGTTTATTTACTAACTCAACGTGTTAAACGAGGAATATAATAATGGATGATAAAATATTTTATAATGAGTGTTCAGCAGCAAAGTTAGGTTGGACTCCTGACTGGTTCGGATGTAGTGAGTTTGATGAAGACTTAATAGCTGCTATTAAATCTTGGCAGAATAAAAACAAATTAAAAGCAGACGGATTATGTGGCCCAGGAACACATCGAAGAATATATACAGAAAGACAAAGTAAAATTGATGATTACGAGCCTGATAATATTGCTGATAAGGATGAATCTTTCATAGTCCATCATGGAAATTTTATTCCAATAGACTGGCCAAAAGTTGTTCTCTGGTCAGAAGAAAAAGGTTACAAAGCCAGAAGTGGTTATACAAAGTATTTTGAACCAAGAAACATTAATATGTTCGTAAATCATTGGGATGTGTGTTTAAATAGTAAGACTTGTCACAAAGTTTTAGCTAAACGAGGCTTATCTGTTCATTTTTTAATTGACAATGACGGCACAATATATCAACTCTTAGATACAAATCACGCAGCTTATCACGCAGGAAGTAAAAAACTCAATCATAGTTCAATTGGTGTCGAAATATCAAATGCTTATTATCCGAAATATCAAGATTGGTACAAGCAAAATGGATATGGAGAACGACCGATTATAAGCGGTGAGTCTGTGCATGGTAATGCCATGGAAGATTTTACGGGTTTTTATAATGTCCAGCTTAATGCACTTAAAGCTTTGTGGCAAGCAATAAATGTAGGCGTCGGAATTCCTTTAAAGTGTCCGCTAGATAAAACAGGCAAAACACTTAAAGGCGTTTCCACTTCAGTAGCTTCCGGTAGATTCAAGGGGATTGTTAGTCATTATCATATGACACGTAAAAAAATTGATTGTGCAGGGTTGGATATAAAAACATTGATAGAAGAGCTGCAGTAAATTAAAAAAGAATTTACTTTTTTGACAGAATAAATATATTTATATGTTTAAGAGCTTTCCTCTTATGTGTATTTGTTTTAGTTTCGTTTTAGTTTAAGTTAGAGTATAGTTGATGACAGCCTTAAGAGTCACCGAATCTTCGGGTTCAGTTGGTGCATTACAAATATCAGATGGTTTTGGAGGATTTAACCCTTCAAATGTACTGTTCAATACTGCATCACTAGGGATTCAGTCCGGAATAGTATTTGGTTCTGATACCTCTCTTTTTATAAGCGGAACAATATCTTCAAAAGATACAGGAACACCCGGAACTGCTGTTTTTGGCGGCGATGTTGTAGTCTCAGGAACACTATACGCTGAAAATCAAGTTTTAGAAGTTAATGAAGCTTCATTAGGACAGCTTCTTGTTTCTGGTAGTTTAGAAGTAAAAGATTCTATAATTGCTACTGATACCAGAATAATGTTCATGTCTGGTGGCGCTAAAGCATCTGTAGATGAAGGTGGTTATCCTGACGTTAACTTTTTTATCTCAGGTTCAAAAGGTACAACAGGTACATCAGTTAGGGGTACAACACTTTTTGGTGGCGATGTCGTTATATCGGGAACGCTCCATGGAGGTTCACCGCTTAAGATTGCAGGTGGAATGGAAGTTGCTGGTGCTGCAGCATTTGCTGATTCCATGGAGTTTCAAAAGCCACCTTCGTTCTTAGACGGCTTTAATGTTTCAGGTGGTAGCGGTATATTCGCAGAACCACCAAAGTTTTCTGCCGGTTTTACTGTAACCGGTTCAACAGCATATGACACTGCGCCAAGATTTGACGCTGGATTTAATGTTGCCGGCGGAAATGCAACATTCGCAGAAGCACCAAAATTTGCTGCAGGTTTCACAGTAACTGGTTCAACAGCTTACGATACAGCACCTAGATTCGATGCCGGCTTCAATGTAGCAGCAGGAAATGCAACATTTGCTGAATCCCCTACGTTTGCTGCGGGTTTCTCTGTGACAGGATCAGCTGCATATGACACTGCACCAACATTTGACGCTGGATTTAATGTCGCCGGCGGACAAGCCTCATTTACACAGGCACCTTCTTTCGCAGCTGGTTTTCAACTAACCGGTTCCGGTCAAGTTGCAGGAACCATTAATATTGGTGATCCCGAAGATGGAACTTTTACAGATGGCTTATTTGTAGATATTGATCAAAGTACATTATTAGGTACAGTTGTTGATAGATTTAACGAAGTTTTAAAAGCACTCGCTCCAGGTCCAGCACCTACTCTCGACGATATAGACTATAACAACACATCTGTATCAGGCAAGTTATCATTTGGATCATCAAATCAGATAGTCTCATATGCAGACACTGGCATACTAGCAGGTTTTACTAGCGTAGATAAAAATGGTTCATACAGTAACAATACTAGCGGGAATAATTTAAGAATAGGATTACTTAACGGTTCAACTGCGGTTATAGGTGATCTGAACGAAGATATATCTTCAGATACACATGCAAGTAATCAAGTAAATTATCCAGCAAATGCATTTGGCAACGCTAATCAAGGAACGTTAAGTATATATGTTAACGGAGTAACAAAACACACAGTTGCATTGACAAGTGTTTCGGTTGGTTCAGGTAATCCGGGTAATGGTTCATATCAAAGTTTAAACGGAAACGGTACAGGATTTATAAATTTAAGTTCAATAGCAGATGCAAGATTTAGTGACGGAACTGCATTAGATTTATTTAAACATAGAACTGGGCAATACACAATATCAGCAATGGATCAAAGGCAAGGGTGGAATTATGCAAGAATTGCCCATACGATATCCGGAACACCAACTTATACAAACTACATTGAATGGGTTAACGATTCAGATAATAATGCGCTTTCATTAAACGCTAGTTCACTGACCAGTCTTTCAATGATTGGCAATACTACCTTGTCAGGTGTAAAATATCATACAGCTGGGACAGCAATGTACTCAGCTACTGTTTTGAATGCATACAGGAATGTATATTCTACTAGTAACATTTCGTTTACAACTTCTAATTGTTCTATTTCTCAGCAATCATTACCGTCAATAGGCGGCAGTGAAGATCATACAAAGACATTGAGCATATCAGGAAATGCAACAATAAATGCAAGTTCGCTTTTAAATGAATCGATATCTGCATCTGTTAATGTTCCTCACCCGATTAAATCAAACTTATCTTCAGCAGGATCACAGAGTATATCTGGACTTCTTATGTGGGCATATTCAAACACATCAACAGCGTTATCAGAAACTTTTAGAAGAGAAAATTATAGATTAGTATCAGGAAATTATAATGCACAATCAAATGTTACAGACTCTAATAATATTTGGGATGGCTCAAAACACATGTCCGGAAGTAATACCGGCCACACAGACGGATTATTGTTTTATAACCAGCGTTTAATATCACCAAGTCAAGGTGCTAATAGTGGAAACTTTTCTGGAATATCAAACGGCCCAGTTAATAATACTAATTATAGTGGAATCACATCAGGTACAAGAACATTTTATAGATATTTTCAAAATAGCAGTGGTGGATCAAAAACAGGATTTAGTTTAACAATAAACGGTTCAGGAACGATCATCGACAACGATACTAGTTTTAGTACAGCAAGAATTAAAGTATTTTTAAAATTACCTACAACGCCCGGGGGACAGGCAACAGGTTGGATGGACTTAGCATCAGCTTTCTCTACAGGTCAAGTATCAAATAATGACGGATGCTTAGCAGGAAGTTTAGATAGTTCACTTAATGCTACAAATACTGTAACATTCGGTACTCAATTTGTAGCAGCAAATGAGTATATAATGATAAAAATACAAGCTGATGGTTCATTCACAGGACACGTTAGCCTGGTAACAGTATCGTGGACTTGAGGTGCATTGAATGGCTTTAAGTAGTACTACAAAAACATTAATGTCAATTAAAAAGCTTGTTGGCAAGGCTCATACGTCTAATGATAAAGACGTTGCTAATGAATCACTACCTACGGGATTAACTTTAGCATCAAGTACTATTTTTTCACAAGTATTACCAACAACAACAGGCTCATCTGCACATTATGAAATTTTAAGAAATTCCTCGGGTGAAGGTATAGTGGAATTTTTAAGATTATCAGCTTCGTTTATTGCAGGATCTGATACTAGTGATGGACGTCATTCTTTTGAACTAAAACTACCCGATGATTACGAAGCAGTTTCTTCTAATCCACTGAAAGGCACATACCCATATAAGAATCAACAGTCTATAAACATAGCTTCAGGCGCCTTACAATTAGTCCCTACTTCTTTTGGTGCTGCTTATGAAGCAAAGCCTTATCATACGGGCAGCGGACAAATTCAAATTCCAGTATTAGATTCAAGAGATTGGAATTTAGATTACTTTAACGGTATATTTTTCCAGCAAGATCCTCCCGGTACAGGTGTTCAAACAACAAATCCAAAGTATGTTGATGCATATTTGTATATTGGGAATTATTTAAGCGATAATACTTTTACAGTTGGATTATCGGGTTCATTAACAAAATTGTCAGATGGCTCATCATTTATAAAAGCAAGTACTGGAATAAATGTCTTAAGTCAATCAAACGGTGCAATTTCAATAAAAGTTAATAAAGAAATGGTCTTTAACGAATTGTTAAGCGGGGTCGTTAATGGTTCGAACACATTATTTACGCTAGCAAATACACCTTTTGCGTCAAACGAGATAAGTATATTTGTGAATGGTCAACTCCAAATACCCCCAAGTTTAGCAACGTTTCAAGACTACTCAGTCACAGGATCATATGTCTATTTTGCATCGGGATCAGTTCCAGAAACAAATAGTTTAGTATTAGCAATGTATAACAAGGTGGTAACATAATGATTGGAAAAATTTACATCACATCTGATATTGCCATAGCAGCATTTTTAATGATGAAAGGTATGCAATTGATATCAGCAGCTAGAGAAAGAAATGGTAGATTCAAGTTTGAATTTGATGATACGAAAGATGAAGCTGGAAAATATGCAGTAGGATTTGCTAATTCTGAATCAGCAAAGTTCGATGCTCATATAAAAAATTTAAAAAATTTAATTTTTAAGAATTAAACAGTTTTAAGGTGATATATAAAGACGAAAAGCTTAACACATTTGCGAGTGTGTGAGCTAAATTAATAAGCGTTGAGTTTCGTTGTTGATTGTTATAGTTAAGTTTCAAAAATGTAGAATTTTTTTAAATTCTAAAAGCTATATAAAACAAGGAGTTCAAGATGGCTAGAACACAATTCACCATGGCCCAAACATCGGGATCATTGGTAAGTATTAAAGAAGAAGTAGGTTTATATGCAGCACCGTCTACGGCAGCAGCATTAACTGGTTCTGATTTGCAAGACGTAGTAGGTGCATTAGCAGCTGCTGTACAACGTATTCACGGTAAGGCTGGAAACGAAGTTTTCAACCAACAACCAGGTACATTCGACACATCAATATTTGATGTTAACTCAGCAGGCGCTGTTACTATTGATGCGGGCGCAGCTTCTTCAATATCAACATCAGTTGGCGCACTTGATATTGACGCTGCTGGAGCATTAACAATTGATTCTGCTACTAGTATCGCAATCGGTGCTGCAGCTGATAAACCAATTGACATTGATTCAACAACACTTAGTATTGACGCTTCTGGCGCAGTAACAATTGATGTTACTGGAGCAGGCATATCTATTGATGCGGCCGGTGCTTCAAATCTTACTACTTCAACTGGTGATTTAGATATCTCATCAGCTGCTGAATTAGATCTAGATGGTGCAACTGTTGCGCTTAACTCTGGTGGTGTGATGGGCATAACAGCTGTTGGTGCTTTGAATATTGAATCTGCTGCCTATGATGTTGATGCATCTGGTGTGGTTGGTATCGATTCTGCCGCTGCAATGACATTAGGCGGAGTTTCTATCACAGCTACAGCTGCTGGTGGCGATGCATCGCTTATATCATCTACAGCAAAAGTTATTCTTTCAGGTGCAAGTGCAGCTGATTCAGTTCACATACGATCAGATGCAACTTTTGATGGTGCTGTTGTTATTGCTGGTAACTTAGATGTTAACGGTACTGTATCAACTATCGATACTGTAAACATGACTGTAAAGGATCGTTTAGTTGGTCTTAACTATGACGGTGGTGCTGAGCAGGCACTTGCTGATATCGGATTCGTTTTCGGTAATAGCGGTGGCCCTCAAAAGGCATTTTTATGGGACAATTCTGAAACAGAATTTGCTCTTGTAAATACTAACAACACTGCAACTGATTCAGTCATTACTCCAGCTTCTTATGCACCACTTCAAGTAGGCGCTCTAAAAGCAACGGGCCTTTCGGGTTCTGGTTTGACTAACAATCGTGTTGTTATTGTTGGTACAAACGGTGCTTTAGAAGATGATGGCAACTTCACCTTCGACGGATCCGACCTTGCATTGGGTAACAATATTGGTCTCCAATTCGGTAATGTTGGTCGTAAAATCGAAAGCGATGGAAATAATTTATCAATTGAATCAAACGGCTTTTTGGCTCTTGATGTTGCAAACAATGAAAGAATATCATTGAAAGCAGCAGGTACTTCTTTTGGAGCTATTTCTAAGCATAGTGGTGGTCATCTTATTCTTTCTTCTGCTGCTGGTAAAGAACTTTATTTTGATGCCAACGTTGGAAGTGTTAGCTTTAGACAAGGTGGCGCTGAATTCTTATCAGTTAAAAACGTTGCTAGTGATGCTGTTTTGCAACCTGCTATTTCTGGTAAAGATATCATCTTTAAAGAAGACGGTGGTAACGAGATCGCAAGATTTGATTCTTCAGCTGAATCATTATTGCTTTCAGCCGCTAATAAGATTCAATTTGGTGATTCTGGAACATATGTTCATCAGTCAACAAACGGTCAACTTGATGCAATTGCAGATGTTAAAGCAATGATAACTGCTCCGATAACTGAAATACAATCTTCAACTTCTATTCAGTTAGATTCTCCGATCGTCGGCTTGGAAGATGATGGTGTTGTCCTCCAGTTTGGTGCTAATGCTGATGTTACTCTGACGCACATTCATGACGCAGCTTTGCGTTTAAATGGTCAGTTGGAGATTCAATTTGGTAGCGCGAATGAAGCTATTAGTTCAAATGGCACAAAACTTGAGTTAAAATCAGGTGGTCAGTCATTTACATTACCAACTGCAGCTGTTGCAGGTCAATACTTAAGATCAGATGGTGGTGGTAACTTAACTTTCCAATCAGTTTCTGCTACTAAGTCAGTCCGTATCATGTCTGCTTCGCATCTTGCTGGGGCCCCAGTTTCCCTTGCAACTGCTGATATTCAAGCAGGTTTACAGAATGTTAATATGAATCTGGCTGAAGTCCAAGGTTCAGATTTGGATGTATTTGTTAATGGTCAGTTGTTACTTTCAGGATCCGAGGCTCAAAGAGCTGGTGGAGCTAGAGATTATGCAGTTGCTACTTCAAGCACACTTAAATTTGCATTTGCTTTAGAATTAGATGATATTGTTCAGGCAATTACTCGTGGATAATTTAGCATAATAATTTATTATTAGTTAGATTAATTGCTGGAGGGGTATTTACTACCCCTCCTTTTTTTTTATAATTTAATATTGAACGAGGTAAAAATGTTAGAAAAAAAGTTTAAAGATCTATTAATGCCAAAGCTTGCAACGCAAACTTTAGTCCAACTTAATGATGTAAAATCTTTCGTAGATGTTGCTCTTAAAAATTCAGTATCACAAAGTTTTGATACTGAATCTGAAAAAATAAAATACTTAGTGTCAGTATTGTACAATATTCGTGATTTTGTATTGACACAAACCAATGAAAATTCAGTAAGAATTTCTCTAATTCAACAATTTAGTCAATTAGAAGAAGAAATGTTGGGAAACGAATCACAAGAACTAGTCTCAAAGTCATCAGAGAAAATAGAAGAAAACCTGGAACAAGACCAGTAAGCTTGAGAGAGAAAAGAAATAAATGAAAGTACTTCAAACATCAAATCTAGGCAAGGGTTACTCTGGAATAGCATCTAGTATAAGATACCAATTATTTGACACATTAGGTTCTAGCGTTCTTTCTGTCCGTAATACGGGTATTTATGAATTAGGGACTAGTACAGGTCTATATGGTGTAGAGTTAAATTTATCGACACAATTTAGTGGTTCAATACTTTGGTCAATTAATGGAAATAATAACGTATTTGCTACTGAAGAAGTTAAAATTGATCAAAAAATTGCAAGATACATCCATACCGGTCGATGGCTGGTTGATGAGGATTCAAAAGAAATGGTATTCTATCAAGACGATAATGTAACAGAAATAGCAAGATATGGTTTGTTTGATCGCTCCGGAACAGCTTCAATTGATGAATTGTTTGAGCGAAGGTTGGTAGGAACAGGAAGTGTTTAATGGCACAAGCAGGATTAGCAGTAACTAGAGGATTAGGGCCTGGCGCAATACCTAGTGGATTAATTCTTAGAGGTATCTTTGTACCGCCTATTGTCGATGCAGTAAGAGGCGCATTAAGAAGTAGACGCAGAGTCGAAAAAGTTATAGCTGAATTACTTGAAGATTTAAAAGTTGGTGTTTCGTTAGTAGCAATTAATGGAAAAGATCTTGTCGCGCCGATATTTAATACAGTAAGATCATCTTATATAGATGAACCAACACCTCGTATTGAAGTCACACCGACAAAATTAGCAGTGAGACAACCAGAAATTAAAGTAAAAGCAACGCAAATAAGGAGTAAAAATGTCAACGATTGATCTGATGATTGATGAAGAAAATGAATTAACATTCCAAGTTCAAATAGAAGGGTCAAGACCCGGTACAGCAAAATGTCGATTAATGTTAGAATCACCAGACATGACATTTGCTTTTGAAGGACAAAGTACTGGAGATGAAGTTTCAGTTACGTTACCACCACTTGATCATGTTATAAAAGAGGGAATCTATGATATGACTTTAGAAGTTGTCGTAGATGATCGATATTTTGAACCTCTTAAGTTACAAGGCGCATTTGAAAAGCGACTTAAAGTAACTGCTGAAGCAGTAACTGTAAAAGCGAAACCACAAGTAACAACTTCTGCATCGCTTGTTGAAGTTAAAAAGAAAAACAAAACTGCAAAAATAAAAGTAAATAATCGCTCAAAAGAAAAAGTAATAAAAGAAGAAAAAGCTTCATTGAGTGATAAAGACATAATGAATATCATTAAAAGTTTAACGGGGAAAAGAAATAAATGAATAATTTTTTAATATATGTACTAGTTGCTTTATGTATGGCTTATATTTTAAATCACCAGCTAAGCATTGTAAGACTAATATCAACAAAATCTGATTTAAAACTTAGGCAAAAAATAGTATTAAAACAAAAACAACTAGAATTGTATATTAAGCTCTGTCCAGTATGGCCAATGTTATTAGTGAAAGAAATTTATGATGAAGTTAAATCGAGAAGACAGGGTTAAGATACTAGAATATAAGTTTGTTTTTGAAGAAGTTTTACAAGTTAAGAAAGAATATGAGGAGGGTTCGGCGGATTTAAACTACCGACTCTCCTTTTTTCGTAAAAAACTAGACTTAGGACAAGGTAATGAGCGACAAACTGATGTTTATGATTCTGTATTAATGGGAAAACAAGCAGATGAAGCTGCTGTTAGTAATGTTAGTATAGATGATCAGACACAAACGCAGAGTGCAAAGAAAGCTAATTCAAATATAAAACCTTGGGCAAAAAAGCTATACAGGAAAATAGTAATGGCGACACACCCAGACAAAACAAAAGGATTAGGATCTCCTCATTTAGTTGAACAGTTAACTGAACAGTATAGAATATCACAGAGTGCTTACAACAATTCTATTTATAGCGACTTAATAATGGTTGCGTTTGATTTAAACATTGAAATACCAACAGGCGTAATTAAACAAGAAATAACACCTAGCTTGGATTTTAAAAAAAATAATGTAGGTGAAACAAAAAAAATGTTAGGTTGGCAGTGGTATCATGTTCCTGAGAAAAATAAAGACGCAGAATTAGAAAAAATATTGGTTAATCTAGGTTTTAAGTTTACTGAAAAAGAAGTTAAAGATGTTATACTCCGAAAGTATATTAAGCGAAAAGTAGGAACACGACCAGAAAAAATAAATGTAAAAAGAAGAAAATTAAAGTAATATAGTTTTATTAAACAAAAACAGGAGAAAACATGAACGAGAACGTTAAATTAAATGATAGTGTAATTGCACATTTTGTAAAATTACTACAATTAGGATTGCTGACAGGTACTGATATTGTTGACCACTTTCGAATGGTACGATTATCAATTGAAGAAGAAGAATTGTTTTTAAATAAAGATTACGAAGAAAGCAAGGAAGAAAATATTAATAAAATGCTAAAAGAAGCAACAGAGCTAGCTGCTTCTGAGGAGTAGTTATGGAACAGTGTAAGCTTGAAGAAATGTTTAAGTTAAGACTTTCTTTTATGAAAATGATGAAGGAAATGATTCCCGGATCTTATCCAGACTTTCCTGTTGATATTTCCGAAAAGTCATCACAACAAGTTTGTCGAGACTTAGCATTAAAAGGTGTTGAAGAAATGTTTGAAGCACTTCAGCACCTTAAAAACTGGAAACCTCATAGAGTAACTAATATAGAACAAGATTTAGATCGTGATGAGTTTCTAGAAGAAGTTGTAGATGCATTAAACTACTTTTTTGCAATGCTAATAGTAACAGGCTTTGATGAAAAAGAATTATTTGATGCATATTTAAAAAAGGATGACAAGATCAGGAAACGTCTTTTGAATGGCTACTGAGGTACCATATGATTTCAAGAGTAATTTTCAACGGATCAGAAACTAATATATCACTTGGCAAGCTTAAAGAATTAGTTTCTCTATACAATTCTTTTTCAGGTTCAATAGCAGCTGGTAGAACAATGTTTTTATTTAAAAATGTAAAGTCTGAAGAATTTGATTATTATATAGATACATTTAAAAAAAAAGCAAACATCCAACCTGAAACCGAGGTAACCTTTGACATTAGAACAGATGCTATTGAAGCAATCAACATATAATAAAAGGCTAATAGGCGACAATTTAAGCCAAACAGAAATTGAAAAATATACACAAGAGTTAACACTCTGTGCACATGCTGAACTAAGTGCTTTAGTTAACGCAACAAATTTTAAATCACATCATGTACATACTCCGCCTAGCTTTGATCGTGATACTGTATTGTTTGAGTCAATTGATGTTATCAGGTATATGTTTGCAATTCTAAACACTTGGAATATCAATCCAAAAGATGTTGTTTCAGCATACGAAAGCAAAGATAACTATTTGATGATGCAAGAACATTTTAAAAATACTCGATGGGATGGCAAACAGTCTGTTGCAATCATTGATATTGATGATGTTTTAGCAGAATTTAGAATTGCGTTTGCACAGTGGCTTGATGTTAATCTTGATATTGAAGCTGATGTAGAATCAGATGAGTATTTCTTTATCTCAGCGCTATCAAAAGCTGATGAAAACCCAGAGGCTATTTTTGAAACATTTCTACAGCATGACGGTTTTAAAAACTTACCAATTGTTAATGGTGCAATAGAATTTCTAAAAGACTTAAAAGTACAAGGTTATTATATTCATCTTTTAACTGCTAGACCAAAAGAAGAATTAAGATGTCTTTATAATACATTCACATGGCTAAAAAACAATGATGTTCCATGCGACGCAATTGATTTTTCATCAGAGAAGTTTAGGTGGTGTGCAAAATCAAAGTATTATGATGAGGAAAAAATTGCATTTGCAATTGATGACAGTCCAAAACATGCTGCAGAGTATGCGAAGCATGGAATAAAATGTTATGTACCTCTAAAAAATTATAATAAACATTTAAGCCAAGATAATATATACTTTTATAACGATTTTAGTGATATTCTAAGAAAAGAAAAGGGGTAGTAGAATGATATTATTATTAATAACATCTTTGGTTTATGCACAAGATGATAATAGAGCAATAGTTTATGAAAAGAAAACAGAAATAGATTTTGAAGGTATTGATATTGAAGGTGCACTAGTCAAACCTCAAGGCGCGCTATTACTAGAAAGAAGTAAAGCTAGCTTCAATCCATTAATTAAGTTAAGAACTGATTTTAATCCTGAAATGAGTAGATCAGTTAATCAAATTAAGTAATTAATCTATTTTTAAAAAATTAAGCAGCAATTTTTTGCTGCTTTTTTTGTATATTATTGTTTGTTGGTGTATTATAAAAAAGATAAAATAATAAGTTATTTTTTAAAGGAGAATAAATGCCACAAAATATAAATTTAAAACCTGTCACGTTACCTATGGAATTGAAATTTGGTCAAGAACCAAGAACTGAATTTTATAATAATCTTTCCCATCTTAAGGTAGAATTAATCGACAGCCCTACACGAACACAAGCATTAAACGTTGCTTGGCAATATGTAAAAGCTACATGGGCAGATCATCATGACGAAACAAACCCAACAACAGCATCTTTAAAAGAACTATCAGCAAACCTTGAGGATGTACTCTGTTTTCGTGCGCTCCCAACTCCAATGGAATGTCTAGGGTTTACCTTTAAATTGTCTGGTTTGTCATTTCAAGAGGTCACACATATCATTCGACATCGCGCAGGTAGTTTTGCAGCACAGTGCACTGGAGATAGAGATCTAAGAGACGATCCCGCAGTAATCCCAGAAGCAGTTCAGAATTCACCCGAATTTGAAGATCGATGGATTAAGTTAGTTGAAGATTCAAAGCAGCTCTACGCTGATATGACAGACTCAAAATGCGTGTCAATGATGGATGCTAGAATGATCCTACCAAAGTGTCTGACTTCATTTTATCTTATGAGGCTCAATCTTAAAGATTTGTTAGGCTTCATTGCGCAAAGACAAGATATGCAAATTCAACCTGCAGCTGATAATTTACTTGCTGCTTTTATGGCACGAGAAGTTTTAAAGGTATTGCCTGAAGCATCTGCTCGGATTAGTTTCAATAAACCAGACATGCATTATATTAAAACATTCCGTGTACCTGATGGTAAAGGTGGCCACACAAGTAGAGGAACAAATCTATACTGGCCAGAGCCTAAAAATGATAAGTTTGATTACCACCCAGACGACACAATATATCAGTCACGCAGAGAGGATATTAACGGTACAGACGATCCAGGTGGCGATACAGTATTTACACAAATCTGGAATGAAACATTACAAGAAATCGATGATATGAAGATATCATATAATCAGTTTATGGAAAGATAAAAATGAGTATTGAAAACAATCCGTTTCAAGAATTGTCAAATTTATTTATTGACAATCAAAGAATGATCAATGTTAAAACTGATGAAGTTTTAAAGAAGTCAAAATCAATACAACAAAAAATGACTAACTTAATACAAAGCGTTGAACAAGATGTTTTTGCCTCTGATTTAATGTCAATAGTCAATATACCAGATGAATCAAGATTACTTCTAACAGCAGTAAAAGAATTAGAAATTCAAAGAGATCAGATAATAAATTCAATAAATATTTTAAAAAAATCAAAAGAAAGAAAACTTAACAATTAGGAGTAAATATGAGTTTAGGAAAAGTTTATTTAGCAAGTGGGTGGTTTTCACCTGAATGGATGAAAGAAGTAGAAAATATTAAGTCTGTTTTTGAAAAACATGGTATTAACTATTTCTCACCAAAAGATGAAAATCTTTGTGATCCAGAAGCTGTCGAGTCTATGCAAGACCAGATATTTGATGGCAACATCAAACATCTTCATGAAAGTGCTTGGATGTTATGTAATACAAGAAACAAAGATATGGGCACAATTTTCGAAGCAGGCTATATGAACTGTTTAGACAAACCTATCGTATATTTTTGTGATGGTTTACCGCCAGGCGCACAATTCAATCTTATGCTAGCATCAAGTGGTATAGCAGTTTGTACTTCTCTCGAAGATCTAGACGTGTATCTCGCAGCATGTGTTTCTAAAGAAACTTTACTTACTAGACGTTATGAAGGAAAAATAGAATAAATTTTATTTTTATTACTAATAAGATAATTTAAGCGGATCAGGATAATTAATTCTGATCCGTTTTATCGTGAGGGCAATATGAAAATTACAAAACGTCAATTAAACAAAATTATAAAAGAATCGTTAGGAATACAAAATAAAATTAATGAAGCTCCAAAAATTCTTAATTTTAGAAAAATAAGAAAAGATCTTTTTAAGCTAAAAGCTGACATAACCAATCAAGCATTAATTGATATCATCGCACAACATCGCGATGATTTAGAACTTAAAGTCGAAGCCGGCGAATCAAAATTTATGAAAGGGCGCTATAGAGAAGCAGTTACTTTGTTAGCTAGTTTAGACGCCATATTGAACGCTCCAACACCTGAAAAAGTTAAGAAAGCAATTGATGATATCGATGTACAGGAGCAAAATGATGATGATCCACAAGAAAATGATCCATGGAATCCAGATCCGGATCCAAAATCTGAATGGGAATATCAGTTAAGAGACTGTATTTGGTATGCTCGAAAGAAAGGTGAGACAGGGCAAGGTCTGAAATTAGGACTTTCAAAAGTAACATCCGGAAAATACAAAGCGTCAATAGCAATACTTGACAAAGCTTTTCCAAAACTAATTACAGCCTGCAAAGTCCAAGTCAAACCTAAGACTATACCTGAACCAAAACCTGTTAACCCAAAAACGGTTAAAGCTGGTCCTTTAACAGAATTGTATAATTTTATCGAAGAAGAACTTTACAGGGATCCTAGCATAGCTAAAAAAATGCAAAATTTTCAAGATGATCTCAGGGATGCTGCAGGCCTAGACCCTAGTGCTAAATTATTAGAAGCGCTAGGATACTATAAAGATGCAGAGAATGCTAAAAATGCAAAAAATGTTGCTACCGGTCGATCAATTCTTTTAAATATTCTTGATGCAGACATAAGAAATTCAAATCAGTTGAATTTGGAGTATGTTGTCTTGACCAATATAGCTGATGGTGGAGATTATGGAGTTGAAGATTTCGTTGCACTTTTTGATATGGCAATTGCAGACTTAGCTTTTATTTTAGACGATTACTATAGTTCTGATGAAGGCAGCTGGGAAAAGAACATCGCGAGCAGCGGATTTTCAAATAGATTTAAAAACGAAAATTTACAAAGTAAGATTATGAAAGTTGTTCAAGAGTCAGCTAATCAGGAAACAACACTATCAAGAGGCTCACTCTATAGACGCAGATACTACGGAAGATATTAATAATACAATTAATTGAAATTATGAAGGCCTCTTGTTATAATATTGTAATAGGAGGTTTTTTATTATGCGAGTTTTTATTACAGGCGAAAAAGGTTTTATTGGGACAAATTTAGTTAAACGTGCTAAGCGATTTGATATTGATATTATTAGTGGCGTTCACGCTGATAATGATGAGGCAGCTTTTGTTTCAGAATACACAACAGAAAAGGGTGAACCTTGTGTTTACAAAAACAGTATTGAATCTTGGAAAGCTTTTTTTGAAGTAAATGAAATTGATGTTATTATTCATAACGCAGCAAAAGTAGGCACAGATGTTGTGGCACTCAATGCTAAAGAATCAACATTGACTAATGTTCAAGGTACTTACAACATATGTCGTGCTGCTCGTGCACTTAATATTGGTGTTTGCTATATGGGTACAACTGTGATTTATGACACACCCAAATATCAAAATGAACAAATCAAAGAAGAAAGCGATCGTGGCCCACATACGCTTTACGGATGCCAGAAACTTTGTGCAGAAGATATTATTAAAAGTCAAGTTAATAAATGGATGATTGTTCGACCTCTTTTTGCTTATGGCGGCGAAGGTGATATGAATTCGCTCATTGCAAAAACGATTTACACAGCTATTAATGATCTAGAACCTGTAGATATGTTTTTAGACCCAACAAAGATAAAGGATTATATGCATGTAAATGATTACTGTGATGCTGTCTTTACAGCTATTCAAGGTGGTCATTGGTATCAAGATTGGAACGTTGCAGCAGAAACACCGTTAATGACAGGTGAGATAGTTAGCCTCATAGGCGAAATAACTGGGCTCAGTGTCGCAGATAAGGTTAGATGGCTTCCAAATACTGACTATACCGGTAATCATATGCTATCATCTTGGAAGTTTAGAAAATGTACTGGGTGGACTCCAAAAATAAGTTTAGAAATCGGTATTGCAATGTCGTTTGAAAGTATTGCAAAATCAAAAGGTTATAACCCGTTGACGTATTTAGAAGATGCAAAAGCAAGAAATATTGACTTGACAAAGTTCTATTAGACGTGCAGGACTTCGAGTATACACAGAAATACGTGCAATTCAAGACGCAAAGACAGGAGTATTGATTTATGACGGAAACAGTGAATTTGTAAATTTAATACAGCGGATTAACAATGAAAAAAGAATTACAAAACAAGTTATTTGAAAGCTACCCAAAAATATTTAGACAAAAAGATTTAGATAAAACTGTATCAGCAATGTGTTATGGTATAGGCTGTGGCGATGGTTGGTATTCGTTAATAGATACAATGTGTGGCAATATCAAGAATCAAATGGATAATGTTAATCGTAATAAGCCTGGAGATAAACATTTAATATGCGAGGCAACCCAAGTAAAAGAGAAGTTTGGCGGTCTTCGTTTCTATGTCCAGGGAAGCGACGATTTCATTGATGGGATTATTGATCTTGCAGAGTCAATGTCGTATCGAATTTGTTCACAGTG